TCTCGAACTTCACGCCTCGTTCGTCTCGCCTGGAAGGCGTGGACAGCGTGGTGTTCTTCGGCCTCCAGTATTTCATCAAGGAATACTTGGTCAAGCAGTGGAACGAGAATTTCTTCTCGCGTCCCGTCGAAGAAGTGGTCGCGAAGTACAAGCGTCGTGTGGACAACGCCCTCGGCAAAGATGCCGTGCCGATGGATCACATCCGAGAGCTTCACGCTCTCGGATATCTGCCGATTCGAATTCTGGCCCTGCCGGAAGGCACGCGAGTGCCGATCGGAACGCCGCCCGTCGTGATTCACAGCACGCACGAGAGCGGATTCTGGCTCCCGAACTACCTGGAAACGATCCTGTCTTGCACGCTGTGGCAGGCTTGCACGTCGGCCACGATCGCCCGCGAATACCGCAAGGAATTTTTGCGAGCAGCCAGTGAAACTGGTGGCTCGCAGGACTTCACGATGTTCCAGGGCCACGACTTCTCGTTCCGTGGGATGTCGAGCCTTGAGTCGGCTTGCCTGAGCGGTGCCGGTCACCTTCTCTCGTTCGCTGGAACGGATACCGTTCCTGCGATCGAATTCTTGGAACAGTATTACTTCGCCGATTCCGACAAGGAATTGGTCGGAGTGAGCGTTCCGGCGACTGAGCACTCGGTCATGTGCATGGGGACCAAGGAAGGCGAAATCGAGACCTTCCGTCGCCTCTTCTCGCTCTACCCGAATGGCATCCTGTCGGTTGTGTCGGACACTTGGGACTACTGGGGAGTTTTGACCACTATTTTGCCGCAACTCAAGGGCGAGATTCTGGCTCGAAACGGCAAGCTTGTCATTCGCCCCGACTCGTCGCCCAAGACGCCCTTGGAGATCATCTGCGGCGATCCTGACGCAACGCCCGGCTCGCCGGAATTCAAGGGGTCGATCGAAGTCCTGTGGGAACTCTTCGGAGGTACCACGAACGCCGCTGGCTACCGTGAGCTTGACTCGCACATCGGCCTCATCTACGGTGACTCGATCACGCGAGACCTCGCCAAGCGAATCAACGCGGCTCTCAAGGCCAAGGGCTTCGCCAGCACGAACTGGGTCGCCGGTATCGGCAGCTACACGTATCAGTACAACACTCGCGACACCTTCGGTTTTGCAATGAAGGCCACCTTCGGCGTGGTGAATACCGAAGACCGTGAGATCTTCAAAGATCCGAAGACGAACAAGGGTGCTTTCAGCAAGAAGTCCGCGAAGGGTCTTATTGCTGTATACAATATGCCCGGCGAAGGCATCAAGATGACGCAACAGGCATCTTGGTACCAAGTCAACAATTGTTCCTTCAACGTCGTCTTTGAAGACGGTCGCGAAGGCTTCCAAAATACGCTCGCCCAAATTCGGGCTCGCGTTTCAGAGTAACTTATGGAGAAGAGTATGAAGTTTGATTTCAAGTCCGCCCTTATGGGTGCATGTCTTGTGTTCGGTTTGTTTAGCCTGAATTCGTTCCGTGCTCCAATGCGGGAGTGCCTGACACAAGAACAGGCGGACGTATTAGCCTTGTTGAGCGTGACGACAACGCCTGACTGTGTGGACGGTCCTGGATTTACGACGCTTCGCGTCACTGGTGCAAACTTCCAGATCGTCAATGGAGAAAATGCGACCGCCACTTCAACTGGAGTTGGTAACCTGATTGTTGGCTACAATGAAGTTTTGAATCCCTGCGATCGTGATGGTTCTCACAACATCATTTGTGGTGTTGATAACAACTATACGAGCTTCGGTAGCATCGTTGTTGGACAGACGCACACTTCGACCGCTCAATACAACGCCATTATTGGTGGATATTCCAACATCAACAATGCTGATAGTGCATTCATGGGTGGCGGATATCTGAATACGATTACGTCTGACGCCTCTCTCGGTGCAATGATTGGCGGCGACGAAGGAACACTTCGTAGTTACTATGGTGTTATTGCTGGTGGCGTAGGCAATCAGACTGACGACGTGGAAGCCGCTTCTTGTTTTGGTGGTAGCCTGAACTATGCTAGCGGAATGCGTTCCACAACGGTTGGTGGAGGTAATTCGTCAACGTTCCCCTCCAACACCGCTAGTGGAGCGTTTGCCGTTACGACTGGTGGTCAAAACAACGTAGCAAGTGGCAACAACTCATCGGTTGCTGGCGGTCATACAAATACCGCTTCTTACAACAACAGTGTTGTATCTGGTGGCAGCAACAACACTGCTTCTGGTGCTCAAGCAACTGTCTCAGGTGGCGACAGCAGAACGTCATCGGGTACTTCTGACTGGCGTGCTGGTAGTCTGTTCGAAGACAACTGATGAATTGGGATAGTGTTTTCATACACATCCCGCGAACTGGTGGTGTGGCCTTGAAATGGGCATTGAATAACAAGATCAACAATCTTGAATATATCAATGCTCAAGATCATAGCCACGCCATAGAGCGTAGGCGTAGGCTTGGCACACTATGGGATGCAGTGTACAAGTTCACCATCATCCGCAATCCATGGGACAGGGCAGTGTCGTTCTATCATCACTGCGGGATCACAACACCATTCCACGAATGGTTGATGCAGACAGACATTGATCAGGCGTGTTACTTCATGGATAATGATCGCGTTATCGTTGACGACGTGTTTCGATATGAAACGCTGCAAAACGATGTTCCGCTGATCTGTGAACGAGCCGGATGGCCATTATTGGAATCTGAGTTTCAGGTGGTCAATGCTTCTATCCGACGACCATATCAATCGTACTACACGCCCGAGACTCGCAAACTCATTGAAGACAGTCACGCGGCCTTCATAGAGCGTTACGTCTACAAATTCGAGTGATGTATTCTATGACAATTAGCACAAAGCAAAACGCACTTATCAAGTTCAGCTTTGAGCGTCTCCCATGACCTACGCATCTTACGAGAGATAGCGAATTCTTTCGTGTGTGGCTCTAAATGGTGAAAATCATAGACGCCCGGAGCGAATACTCCACCACAATCCTCGCACTTACCGCCCTTGTATTCAATGCACAGCAACTTATCTTCGCGTGCCGCAATACGTACTTTGTCTGCCATACACGGCTTGCAGAAATCAACTCTGCCACTTGGTCTGAATGTAAAGAACTCTTTTGTCAATGGCTTGAACTGATTGCACCTAGAACAAAGTCTGTGCTCTACACTATCAATAGTCTTGTACTTGGTTAGCTGTCGTTTCGTGGCACCCGGACCCTGCCAAGGTGAACAGGTTAGACAATAACGCGATTTGCTAAGCTTTCGTCTGACTCCATCAATCGTAACGGATCCAGAGAAAGCAGTACCACAGTTCTTACACGTCAACGACAATTTTCGAGGATTACCCATTGTATAACTCCATCCTAATTCCAAATACACTAAGTTTGGAAATGTTATACCTTTGAGCTTGACAGAACACGCTTTACAGGATATCATGTAACTATGAGCGATCTTCTAGTGAGAGTCGTCGTGATCGACGAGGTACTGCCGCATCCGAATGCTGATAAGCTTGAAATTATCAGGCTTGGCGGCTGGCAAATCGTATCTGGCAAGGGAAACTATATTGCGGGCCAAACCGCGATACATGTGCCGCCTGATGTGATGGTGCCTAAGGAATTGGCAGATCAATGGGCGGTTACACCTTACCTTTCATGGAAAAAAGACGCCACCAAAGGACGTGTAAAGTGCGTGCGGCTCAGAGGAGCACCAAGTTTCGGATTTTTAGCTCCTAACGACACGAATGCAGAAGTCGACACTAATCTCGCCGAAGCCCTTGGTATCGAAAAGTACGAAGAGCCCGTGCCGATCGGCATGCAGGCGGGGCAGATGTCCCGCAATCACCCGCTGTTCCATACGTACACGGATATTCAGAACTTGCGAAATTATCCGCGTGCTCTGAATTACGGCGATCCTTTGATCGTGACCGAAAAGCTACACGGCTCAAATAGTCGTGTTGGTTGGGTGCGAACTCCCGATCCTGAAAATGGTGGGATGAGCGATTACCTTGAAAGAGTTGTCGGCTCACACCGCACGCAACGCAAAGTCGAAGATAGCGGCGTGTATGGCTTGCCTTTCGAGCTTTATGGCGAAGCCCTTGATAACGCCACGTTTGACAAGATTATTCCAGAGATTATGGGCGACAAGCCTCCCGTCGAGGTTAAGTCGGTAATCTTCTTTGGTGAAATCTTTGGTCCTGGCGTACAGGACTTGACATACGGCACGGAAAAGGCTTGGCGTGTTTTTGACATTGCCATTAATGGTGACTATCTGCCGTGGACGTATGTTCGCGAGGTATGCACGCTATACGGCATCCCAATTGTGCCACACCTAAATCCTTCTTTTTACACTTTCGAGGAATTGTGTGAAATGGCAGAAGGTGAGAGCGTACTGTCTCCTGGTCAAATTAAGGAAGGGATCGTCGTGCGTCCGCTAGGTGAAGAAACCTGGGGTCGTGGTGAACTTGATCCGAATCCGAAGCGTCGTATCTTCAAGGTGATTTCGCCCGATTACCTCACCCGTAAGGGTGGCACGGAGCACCACTAATGAAACTTCCCATCTTATACCATAAAGCCAAAGGCGGCGATCTTCGTCAGTGGCGTGTTTGGCACGAAAAGGACACAATCTACACCGAATACGGTCAGGTTGGTGGAAAGCTTCAAACGTCCTCGAAAAAAGCCGTCTCCAAGAACGTAGGACGGTCGAACGAGACCACACCTGAGTCTCAGGCCCAAGCCGAGGCTGAATCGCTCTGGCGTTTCAAGGTCAAGAGAAAATACAGCGAAACCAAGGAAGACGCCCAGGAAGAACTGCGGCTTCCGATGTTAGCTCATAAGTACGAAGACAAAAAGAAAAAGGTAGAATTCCCGGCTTGGGTACAGCCTAAGCTAGACGGCGTACGTTGTTTAGCCGAATGGTCAGGCAATAAGATTCTACTGACTTCGCGATCTGGCCTACCTTGGAATATGCCAACGGTAGAAGAGCAATTAGCTAAATGGCTGCCTAAGGATATGGTGCTCGATGGCGAGCTTTATCGACACGGTATGACCTGTCAACAAGTGACTTCTCTTGTTAAGAAGTGGCAGCCCGGTAGCGAAAAGATTATCTATAACGTCTATGACGTGCCAGTGCTAGATGGCGAAGACGGCCTCACATATGCCGATCGTCTTATGATGCATAGTGTGAAAACCTCTATTAATGTAGAGCTTGTGCCAGGATACAACGTCAAGTCGCACGATGAGATGATTCTGCGATATGGCGAATTTATGCAAGAGGGCTATGAAGGTGCAATTCTGCGGCTATATCATGGTCGCTACCTCTGGGGTTATCGTTCATCGGAATTGCTCAAGGTCAAGGAATTCCAAGATGCCGAATTCAAGGTAATTGGAGCCAAAGAGGGTCGCGGCAAGATGGAGGGTGGTATTATCTGGATTTGCCAGAATGATACAAACGACGAAACCTTCGATTGCACCATGAAGGTGACGATGGACGAACGTCGCCGCATGTTTGCCCAAAACAAGAAATTCATTGGCAAGAAACTGACGGTCCGCTTCTTCGATCGCACCGACGACGGCGTTCCGCGTTTCCCGGTTGGTATCGTGTTCCGTGCGAACGAAGACCTATGAAACACCCCTTTCTATTCATTTCAAGTCTAGTCCTGCTAGTGATTGTTTCACTTCTGGGGTTGGACCTGCTAGCCTTCCTAATGTCGGCGGCTAATACGCTCGCTAACATTGCAGGCTTGTTTTTGATCGTTCTGATCATCTTTGTGGATTTTCACATTCTCAAGTTTTCTATCAAGAAATTCATCTGACATGAAGAATATGCTGATTGCGTGTCTTGCTCTGCTGGCCGTTGCCTGCACCAAGGTGGAACCCGGCTACGTCGGGATCAAGGTCAACCAATACGGCAGTCAAAAGGGAGTAGACGACTTCCCGATTCAGACTGGTCGCGTTTGGTACAACATCTTCACTGAGGATGTCTACAAATTCCCGACGTTCCGTCAGAACGTGGTATGGACGAAGGATCCGAACGAAGGCCCGGACAGCAGTGCTGGCGATGCTGACGAAAGCATCACGTTTAACTCTTCTGAGGGTGCCATCGTAAATGCTGACGTTGCGATCAGCTATGCGATTGATCCGGAAAAGGTCCCGCACGTTTTCGTGGAATTCCGCAAGGGCATCGAAGATATCACCTTGGTCTATCTACGCTCGGAAGTTCGCAATGCGTTCAACCGTCATGCGAGCATGGTACGAGTGATTGATATTTTCGGCTCTGGCAAGCAAGGTCTGCTCGAAAACGTCACGAATGATCTCAATAGCCGTCTAGGCCATCTTGGCTTCAAGTTCGAAATGGTGTCTTTCGTTGGTGCTCCGCGTGCCGACAAGAGCGTCATGGGTAGTATCAATGCGACTATTGAAGCGACGCAGTTTGCCATCTCTGCCCAGAACAAGGTCGTACAATCGAAGGCCGAAGCCGACCAAGCGATTGAAACCGCCCGTGGCCGTAGCCAGTCCGTGATTATTGAGGCTCAAGGTCGTTTTGAAGCGATGCAGCTTGAGGCCCGAGGCAACCTAGAACTCACCAAGTCGCTTACACCAGAACTCGTACGTTACCGCACGATCGAGAAGTGGAATGGTACGCCGCCCCAGGTCATGGGAGGCGACTTTGCCACGATGCTGAATATGAAGCCTTGAAACACTCAAGGTCTTGAGTAAGTTTAGAGTCTAACTACCCTTCCTACGAATTCTGGTTTGGGATAGACATTAGACGCTGAGATTGTCATAATAGCTGTATGGAGGCTGGTAACAATGAGTGATGAACTAACGCTGGAGAACTTCAATGCGAAGACTGGATATCGTTTTCGTGTGAACAATTCACAGCACGAACGTATTGCAAATGGTACTCTGACTAGAGAGCAGGCATTTGCTGAGTTTTTGGCTAGCGGTGGAGCCGCTAACCTCAAGCCCCGTAAGCCTGAGATTCCGCTGTCGATCTATCTAGCTGATGGTTTGACGGTAGAGAATTTCTCGGAACGAGTGAAAGCGGAGACAGGCGTAGCCCGTAGATTCCGCATGAATCGTGAGCAATGCCAACGACACAAGGATGGCGTGCTCACTCGTGAGCAGGCTCTTCAAGAAGTGATCGCCTCAGTAAAGGCGTCACAAACCGTAACTAACTGAGGTAGATATGACTAGTTTGAATTTGGTAGCTTTGCAAGGTAACTTGGTCGCTGATCCTGAGATCGTCGGCAAGGAAGAAAACGTGGCCCGCTTTACCATCGCCGTTAACAATGGCTTTGGCGAAAAGAAGGAAACGGCATTCGTTGACTGTGTGGCTTTCGGCAAGCAAGTCGAAGCCATCAAGGAATACTTCACGAAGGGCAAGCAAGTGCTAGTGAAGGGCTCCCTGCGTCAAAACCGTTGGGAGACGAAGGAAGGCGAGAAGCGTTCCAAGCTAGAAGTCGTGCTCGAAAACTATGGCGGATTCAGCTTTGTCGGTAGCGGTAAGCCCGCTGACAAGGAAGGTGCTCCCGCTGAGGCTACGGCTGGCACAGGAGAAGGCAAACTCTTCTGAGTCTTGTCTGTTTCAAGAAAAAACGAGAGCGACCTTGACGAAGGGTCGCTCTCGTGGTATTATGGAAGGATGAAGAAGCTTATCATCATTCGTGGTCCCTCGGGGTCTGGCAAGTCTACCCTCGCTCATAAGCTACTCGGTAGTGAGTATGACAGTGGCGTGGACGAACGTGTGTTCGAAGCTGACCATTTCTTCTACAAGAATGGTACGTATCAGTTCGATGCGGCTAAGCTAGGACAGGCACATGGCGACTGTCAGCATCGTGTGCGAGCCGCTATGGAACGAGACGAAGAGCTTTTGGTCGTGTCCAATACGAGCATGACCCGTTGGGAACTCAATCCCTATTTGGCGTTCGCCAAGGAATTCGGATACGAAGTAAAGGTCTATCGTATCAAGGGGCCATGGGACGCTAAGCTCTTTGCTTCTCGGAACGCTCATGGCGTTAGCATTGAAGTTGTGCAAAAGCAAATCAACAAATACCAACCGCTTGAAAGTGAAGAAGAATATGCCGGAGAATGAAGAAGTAGCAAAGCCGCAGGATAGCAAGTGCTGGAATTGCAAGCACGGCATGGTCTTGTTCGAACAGGATCTCCAAACGTTCGTTCAGCCAGGAATCGTGCCGGGCGATCCGTTTGACGGCGAGGAGGACAAGCCGGGGTTTACGCAAATGTCCGTTGACCTTAGCAAGGTGCGGTCAGTTTGTTTCTGGCGGTCTCAGGCTGGTCCTATTGTGTCGCCACTAGTCTTCAACGTTGTCACGGAGTGCAGTCGCTATGAAGATCGATAAGTTTGATGGCGAGTATCAGTTTCTCAGTAACTTCTATGCTTGCTCTGTGGTTTATGAGGGGCATGTCTATCCCTCCTCTGAGCACGCATACCAAGCAGCCAAAACTCTGAATCAAAAAGCACGTTACGTCTTTACGTTTCCTTTTATGACTGCGGGAATGTCCAAGCACCTTGGACAAGCTCTAGAGCTTCGTCCTAATTGGGACAAGATTAAGCTCGCTCAGATGGCTTCTATTTTGGAAGCTAAATTCGACAATGACGATCTTCGTAAGGCACTGATTGCGACAGGCGATGCCGAATTGATTGAAGGTAATGCCTGGGGCGACACCTACTGGGGAGTGTGCAATGGGAAGGGAAACAATTTCCTGGGCAAGCTTCTCATGGAACTGAGAAAGAAGTTGACGACGCCGTAACCGTATGGTATAGTTTGCTATGAGACAGGTTCCTGAATGGGATAATCTGGTTGCCATCCTGGCCCGCATTCACGGGGCCGGTGGGCGTTCGTACGTTGTCGGTGGCAGCGTTCGGGACTACCTTATGGGTAAGACGGCCAAGGACATCGACTTGTGCGTCGTCGGTATGACGATGCCACAATTGCTGGAACTTTTCCCTAACGGCGACGCCGTGGGCAAGGACTTCCCTATTGTGATTGTCGATGGTGTCGAGATTGCCCTGGCTCGCGTCGAACGCAAGATGGGACAAGGACACACGGGTTTTGTTTGCGAGACGCAAAACGTCACGCTTGAACAAGATCTATTCCGTCGTGACCTTACGATCAATGCGATTGCCATGGAGCCTATTCATGGCGAAATCATTGACCCGTATGGTGGGCAAAAGGATTTGCTCGCAAAGGTATTGCGTCCAGTGAGCGACCACTTCGTGGAGGATCCGCTTCGCGTTCTGCGTGCCGCAAGGTTCGCAGCCCAGCTTGGCTTTCAGCCTTCGCAAGAGCTAATTCGCATGTGTCAATACTTGAGTTTCGAGCTTCCCACGCTCTCGCAAGAGCGTGTCTTCGATGAGCTTATGAAGGCCCTCCGTTCGGATAAGCCTAGTCAGTTCTTCGAAGTGCTGGATGCGTTCCAGTGTCTTGACATTGTATTCCCAGAAATCGCTGCTCTAAAGGGTCGCGTTCAACCTGAGAAGTATCACCCGGAAGGCGATGCATTCGTGCATACGTTGCTGGTTGTGGATAGAGCCCGTGAATTGGGAGCCGATGATGCTACCATGTTCGCTTCGCTTGTCCATGATCTGGGCAAGGCTGTAACGGACGACGACAACCTGCCGCACCACTACAATCACGAAGCACTTGGCGTACCTCTGGTTCACAAGTTTTGTGATAGGGTTAAGGCACCAAACACGATGCGAGACGTGGGGGTTGCCGCTTCACGCGAACACTTGAATGTCCACAAGTTTATGGAGCTTCGTCCAACGACGAAGGTTCGTATACTTGAACGTCTAGGTGCCGCACACGGCGACGCTATGGTCGAACGTGTGACGTTGGCCGCACAAGCTGACGCTCAAGGTCGGGGTCCTCTGTTTCACGACCAACCCTATCCGCAACGTCAGGCTATGCTTGACGCCGCTGCTAGATTCCGTAGTGTCAAGGGAGATCAGTTCGCTGTTCTAAAGGACGGCGATAAGATTCGTGCCAAGATGGAACAAGCAAGATCCAAGGTTATGTGATGAGTTGTCTGGAAATAGTTGGCATCATAGCGGTTGTTGTGATAGTCTGTTCTATCGCCCTACGTCTATTGGGCGTCGGAAACGATTGACATGAAGGACTACATTCTATACAAGTCGCTCTTGAAGGAAGTGGACGAGGGCCGCGTGAGCGTTCAACGCTCGGGCGACCTCGCCATCTTCAAGTACACCCAGGATACTCATATCCAAGGGCTTTGGAACGACGTAAACCGTCAGGCTCGCGGTCTAATCATGCGTGAGGACGGCACTGTCGTTGCACGCCCATTTTCCAAGTTCTTTAACCTCGGTGAGGTTTCAGAATCCATGGTAGAAAATCTGCCATGGCATGAGGAAGTGGAGATCTACGAAAAGGTAGACGGCTCGTGCGGCATTGGCTACTTTACGCCTGGATTGAACAAGGTACATCCCGAGTGGCGTTTGTCCACGCCGGGCAGCATGGAGTCTGATCAAGCATTCCATGGTACGTTGATGTTGAATCTACAATATCGCGACGGTCTAGAGCATCTGCCTAAGAATTGTACGCCAGTATTCGAGATCATCTATCCTTCGAACCGTATCGTTGTAGACTATCAAGGCGAAAGCTTCTTGTCTCTGCTAGCCATTTTCGAGCTTAGCGGCGAGGAGTGGCACCCTCGTAGGGTAGATCAAATCGCGGAGAAGTGTGGCTTTCGTCGCCCTCGCCGCTATAACGTGGACCTTCGTGGCGAAATTCCTTTCGAGGAAAACGCAGAAGGTTACGTCGCTCGCTTTGCAAGCGGTCGCCGCGTAAAGGTGAAGTCGCCTGCATATCTACGAGTCCACCGCTTGCTAAACTACATGAGCCCTAAGGGTGTCATTGAACTAATCCGTGGCAAGGAATTCGGTGTTACCTTGCTGGAATTACCGAAGGGAATCCAGCAAGACTTCGATGATATCCGTGCGTACGTGCAGACCATGCACGACAAGCTTCGTATCGAGGCTGAGGATATCGTTGCACGAATCCCAGAAGGGGATCGTAAGACGAAGGCTCTATGGATCCAGGCTAACACGCCGAACGTCCTAACGGGTATTGTGTTTGGTCTCATGGACGCCAAGCCAATGAACGATAAGATTTGGAAGATTGTACTGGACAAGGTTAAGGATGAGCAAACCAAAACAATCGCGGTCGATTGAGCACTGGGTAGTGTTGGAGCTAGGTATCAACACGCCGGCACGCAAGTGGCCGATTGTGTGGGGACCGTTTGAATCTCAGGAGCTAGCAAACGACTTCTGCAATCGAAGAATCATGACGCTGGCCGGCGAGTGGTTCAGCGAAGAGAGTATTTTGACAGATTGTATTACTTGGACCGTGAAAAAAGTGAGTAGTGTGGAATGAAAAATCCTGAGAACAAACCACTGCGTATTGTCTACACGCACAACGATAAGGCTGCACGTCTACAGCAAGAGTATTGCGTCGTGCTGTCGAACCTAGCTATTGCCGAGTCTAATCTGGTTAGAGGCGGTAAAGAGTCTGCCATGCCACATTTCATTGCCATCGTCAAGGAACTGGAGAAGGTGTATGGGTTCGAATTCAGAACAATTGATACAGCCCTCCCTCAAACCGATTGATTGGAGCAAGCAGCATTGCGGTGTTCACCAAGCACCGTTCAATGTCATGATGGAATTGATGCCAGACTTGAAAGAAATCATGGCAACGTTTCCAGATAACGTTCATGACTTTACCTGGGATGTCAAAGTGCATATGCTTATGCCACGGCAGTATCCGTGCATCCCTAATTGGCACGTAGATAATGTGCCACGCGAAGACGGACGACAGCAATTTGATAAAGTGAATCTCACGCTACCTATGTATCTATGGGTCAGTGGAGCACCACTGACACAATTCAGAACAGGTTATATTAAGTCACAAACCTGGATCAAATTCAATCAAGCCGACGAACATCGTGGCACGGCGGCATCAGACTTTACGTGGCGAGCATTCATTAGAGCTACTCATAAAGACATCCTGCCGCCAAAGGCGGCTAACCACCTTAGGAGACACGTCCAAGTCTATCTGGACGCCAACGAATACAAATGGTAACAAAAGCAGTGTATCTAGCGGGGCCAATCAGTGGTCTATCGTATGAGGAATCAACGGGATGGCGTGACGAAGTAACGGCTGCACTCCGCAGCAGTAACATCGCCGCTATTTCTCCGCTGCGAGCGAAGGTGTACCTTCGCGAGACAGGTGCCATCAAGGATTCTTATACAGATAAGGATCTCAACGACAATACATTTGTCAATATGAGTACTGAGCGTGGCATCACGTCTCGTGACCGTTTTGATTGTACGAATTGTGGAGTTGTCCTAGTCAATATGCTCGGCACCAAACGAGTGTCAATCGGCACTTGTATGGAAGTTGCGTGGGCAGATCTAGAGAGAATTCCAGTGGTTCTAGTGATGGAGAAAGAGGGAAATCCCCACGATCACGCAATGATCAGGGATTGTGTAGCTTACCGGGTGGACAACCTAGCTGACGCAGTGAAGATCGTTAGAGCTATCTTAGGTGACTACTAAAGACTCCTACAGTTTTTTCAAGTTAGTTGGCTCACGTTCTAGTTTGGTGAAGTACACTATGGTGTGACTAGCGGTGCGTCAATTGAGAGCTTAAAACAGATGAATAACAAGACCCCCGGTACTATATTTATTGCCCTCTCAGGCAAGAAGCAAGTAGGCAAAGACACCGCAGCCAGCATGATCGTACGAATGTGCGAGTCACAAGGCAAGAAGGTTGTCCTAACGGCCTTTGCGGAACCTCTTAAGCGTATGTGTGTTGAGATCTTGGGGCTCAGTCCCGAGGGCGTGAACGGTACAGACGCACAAAAGAACTCGCTTTGTCATATCAATTGGGACGGATTCTCAGAAGAGATCCGCTTGAAATACTCAAATAGTGGTGTGACTGCTGGCGATGGAATCTATGATCCTACGCCGCGTAGTGGACCAATGACCAACCGCGAAGTCCTACAGGTAATGGGCACCGATGTGTTCCGTGCTATCTACGGCAACGTTTGGGCTAAGGCACCATTCAATCGTGACTGGTCTGCGGCTGACGTAGTAATCTTAACCGACTGTCGCTTTCCAAATGAAAAGTTAGTGACAGAGGAAGCTGGCGGTGTCATAATTAGGTTGAGTAGGTCTACTGGTTTTAATGACAATCATGCCAGTGAAGTCGCTCTGGATGGTTACAACTTTGAAAACAAGTATCGGAATGATGGTTCATTCAATGACCTCGAAAACTATCTTCGTAGCATTCTGATACAAAAAGGACTGATTGCCAATGTCTGACGCTCAACAACCCAACATCTCATTGACCGGAGACGAGGCCCGTATTCTTATTGTCGCTCTCCGTACCTCTAATATCGGTGCTCCTATGGGGATCACTGTGAATCTTTATCTCGCACTGAATGCAATTAGCCAAGTGCAACCACCAAGGGTTCAAACGAACCAAGGAACTTCAAGTAATGAAGAGCTATGATCTGATCGACTCGATGGCGTTCTCTCACCGTCCCAATGACGGTATCAGTGTTGGCGTAGCGGTAATCGCTGGCGTTGCCTACCTATCGGTTGGCTTCGTTCGTGAAGGTGACTTCTTCAATCGCAAGCTGGCCCGCAACATTCTGGCTCAGCGTGTTGTGAGCACGATTGAAGAGAACTCAAACGTCAAGTTTGTTGCTGTTGTTGAACATCTCTCTGATAAGGTAGATGCTCGTGGCGTCATTCGCGAACTTCGCAAGAACTTCAAGCCTGATCCTATGTGCAACGACAATACGTTCTCGGTAGAGCGTAAGCTAACTAATCCATTTGGATCGGTGGGTACGATTGTGCGTGAGAAAATGACTCGCGATGAACAGTGGCGTAAGATCACTGGCATGTTCAAGGATGCCGTGCAGGCCGCTAGCGTTCAGAAGGTTACCTCATGAGAATTATGGTATTCGATACGGAAACTGGTGGCCTAGATCCAAAGGCTCATTCAGTATTCTCTGTGGGTGCTCTCGTTGGAGACCTCGAAACTGGTGAGATCATTTCTCAGTTTGAAGCTCTACACAAGCTACCCTCCGTTGACGACTACAAGTTTACGGCCAAGGCTGTAGAGATCCATGGCATCACACCTTCACAAGCTTTTGCGGAAGGTTTGACTACCGAAGAGATCCAGAATAAGTTCATGGATTTGTGGCATGCCCATGGTGCCCAAATTATGGGCGGATGGAATTGTCCTTTCGATGTTCGCATGATGGCACACGGCATCTATAAGGTCGAACCACAACAGTTCGAAGCCAATTTCACGTATCGTTTTATTGACGGTCTACCAGTCGTAAGACTATTCACTGGCAACGACAACGTGAAGAGTGGTGCGAGTCTAACACAAGCATCAAAGGCGTTCAAGATCGATCTGTCTGATCTAGGCAAGGGAAAGTTCCACGCGGCTCTGTACGACTCTATTGTTTGCTTCCGAGTCCTACATAAGTTCCGCAAGGTTTTGTCTCAAGCAGATGTCATTGAAAGACTGACGCAATGAGAGATGGTAACAAAGATCGGCGTGAGATGGAACGACGCATCCTCCATAAGTCTGGATGGAAAGCTGTTCCTGCACTAAAGCGTAATGGTGCCTTCGTGTGGCGATGGATTCATCGTACCCGCAAGAAGGCATACACACGAGAACAGGCCGTGTCTATTGTATCTAATGCACGCTGATATATTCTGGAACGGCTTTGAAGCTTACAAGCTAGGCCGTTCCAGAAGTTCTAATCCGTACCCAAAGAGTTCGGACAAGCATAAATTGTGGGACGACGGCTGGATTTCTGGCGACACAGACACTCAGCTAAACGACGAAGATGATCTAAGGCCGTGGTGAATGAACTATCGTTACGACAATCGCTCAGAAGATCAGTTCAAAAAAGATATCAAGTCCCGTACTCAGGAAGAGCGAGCGTTATTCATAGCATGGCTTGATCTGATCGAGAAAACATCAGGCACTCGCCCCCAATACACTGACACTGGATGTGGTCAAACAGGTGAACTGCTGACCGACAAAGAGGTATCTATGGATGCCGACTTCCAGGTTGAAGGTTACGGGAAGGTTGAGGTTAAGTTCTCGAAGCCAATGCTCGACAAGTTCTTTCACTTGAAAGCATCTCAAGTGAAGTCTTATCTACGAGATGGTGCCACCGTACTCATGATCAATGGGTCTAGTGAAACTACGCCTCGATATACGATGCTTAAGCCACCCGCCTTGCAAGACATTATCGATACTTGCAAGATCATTCCATGGACTGGGTTCGGCGGCAAGCCAAGCTACAAAATCCCAGTCAGCAAATTTGTATGGAGAGACCTTAAATGAAAGACACCATCTGTCTAATTGACGAACGATTCGATATTAATCGTATCGAAGAAGGTATTCGTAAGGAAGTAGCTCTGTTGCGTCAGCACGGGATACGCACCATAAGCTCATGTGGCGGTGGAGGGAATGGTCACTTCTACAAACCTACGATTATTGTAGGGCTTCTTCATGGTGAGTCTGCCACTGAGATTCGCAAAAAGATTCAGAAGGTACTCATCGAAGCTCACTACAACAACTTTATCGTCAGTGAACGCTACTGCCTGGGTGAATGTGAAATGCGAGGAGAGGGTAGCGACAATATTTGGTATCAATGGAGCGAGGATCTTCCAATGATCGAGGTAGAATTCTATGCAATTTGATATCATCCTTCCATCGGTCGGAAGGCTAAGCCTATTACAGGCTATCGAATCCGTCCTCAATCAAGACTATCCACACTGGCGTCTGTGGGTAGTCTGTGACGGCATTGGTGGATTGGAGCAAGTCATTAACGACGATCGCGTCACCATTCTAGGTGCCGAGGGTCCCAGACACGAAGACTTTGGTGCGTGGGCTCGAAACAAAGGAATAGCAGAAGGGTCGCACCAATGGATAGCCTATATAGACGACGATGATGTCTGGCTTCCCAATCACCTTTCTACCATTTCCAGCTTGCTTGAAGCTTCTCCTCGTGCTACAATGGCAAGGACAGCAGGACAGGCTTTCTATCTGAGACGTAAATCTCCTCGCTCTAAAGAGCGGGTTCGCAAACTAAGCGGCGTCAACTCTGCTGATATTTTGACTGTAGGTATGGTTCACACTCGCGAGCTTTTTAAACGCACAGCAGGGTGGATGCCAGTCGATAATCATGACAAGCTTTTGTGGAATGCTATGATTGGTGTGGGCGGGGTACCAGTTTTAACCGACAACATTACATTTGAGTTCGCAAGATGACTAATACAAAGAAACAATGTGGGCCGGAAGGCTGGGTCCATTTAGACGAGGTAGTTGTGTGTGATTATTGTAAGGAAGAAACAAAGAAGATATTGAAGCTCAAAGCAACCGGAGCAAACTTGTGTAGCCTGTTATGCGAACGTGGCTTCTGGTTTGATATCCTGTACTAATGATACGTAGACTAAGATTCACTGCACGTATGGCTTGGCTAGCATTCACTGGCGAGCCAATTCGTACATGGCGTAAGCTAGATAACGGCAAGTACTTCTGTGACGGCGATTGTGGACGCTGGAAGTTGCATGGCGTCTGCACTTGTGGCGTCTGCCATTACTTCAAGATTGAACCAGACGGTCGCAGTAAGGTAGAACGAGACACCGTATCATGGGCACGCGAAGGTGATTCGGAACAGCATATGTGCGGTATACCTTATCGTACTCATTGCCCACACGGCAAACATCTCAATGAGGCTGATATGTGTGACAAATGTTACGCAGAACTCGATGCCTTTCTGAGTGAAATGAATCAGGTTGACAGATCTTTTGAAGGACTACAATGAGAATCATCCAGTTTCACGCCGAGAATTACAAGCGACTTAAGGTCGTTGACATTACTCCAGACAATAGTTGTGTCATTATCTCAGGCAAAAATGAGAATGGCAAGACATCAGTACTGGATGCAATTTGGTCTGTGTTAGAGTATCGTGCAGCAGCCAAAAAGAATCCTGAACCAATCCGTAAGGGTGAAACAAAGAGCCTAATCTCATTAGATTTAGGCGATTACATTGCCACGAGACGATTTACTGGTGAGGATAGTACGCTAGAGATTCGTTCACCAGACGGAATTAAACTGCCATCGCCTCAAAAACTACTTGATGGCATGATTGGCGATCTCTCGTTTGACCCATGGGAGTTCGCACGCAAGACAGAACAAGAGCAGCGTACACTCCTGTCAGATGTTCTCTTCAAGATTACCGATGGCAAACTGAATCTTGCAGACTTCGATGCTCGTAAGCAGGAAGCTTATGATGCTCGTACCGATGCTAACCGTCAAAAGAAACAGCTAGCTAGTCTGTTGGCTAACCTACGTCCACCGACTGATCAAGAACCAACAGAAGAGATCGCTAGTTCTGATGTGACGGCAGCAATTACTCATGGTCTAGGTGCCAATCAACGCATCAAGGACTTGATTGCCGAGAATGAACGCTCAGCTAAGTCTATTGCCGATGCTCAACGTGAAATAGAAAGACTTCAAAAGATTGTAGCTGACGCTAATACAATCACTGTGGCTAATACAGCAGAGCTAGAGAGAGTGGAACCGATTGACGTAGCCTTCCTGCAAGGTCAACTCAAAGATATCGAGGGACGCAACAAGCGTGCTCGTGAAGTCATTGAGTACAAGAAGCTGCGTACGTCCCTCGATAAGGTGGATGAGGATATTGGCAAGCTGAATGCCAAGATGGAACTCATCGAGATTGAGAAGGCCGAGGCTCTAGAAGCGGCTCCACTGCCCGTCAAGGGATTCACAATCAATGCTGATGGCGTCCGCATCATTAATGACGACGGACAAGACGTGCCGTTCTGTCAAGCGTCAGCAGCACGTCGCTTGAAGATTTCGCTAGCTATTGCGATGGCGGCAAATCCTACGCTCCGCGTAATTAGAATTGCTGACGGATCTTTGCTAGACGATGATGCCATGGCAATGATTCGAGACATGGCAGTAGACAAAGACTTTCAAGTGTGGATTGAATACCGCTCAAAGAACGATCAGGATAGAATGGGAGTCTACATCGAAGACGGAAAGGTTGCTTGAAATTAGTGTAATCCCCTATAAAGGGGGCGGCATCTCATGGCGATCAAACTCAATTGGGATAGAGTCAAGCAACTTAACGCCGAACTGGAGGCCGATGGCTGGAAGAAAAATGACAAGCTACTCTTTATTTTAATCGAAAAAGGTGGCAAGCCTAAGAAAGCAGTAGTGCAGTTCAAAGAACTGTATAAGTTCTGCTGGCATCTAATGGACGACGAATCACTAAAAGTTCTAACCTTCATTGTTCAAGACGTAGAAGGTCGCGTCCTGTATCGCCATCGCCAAGTAGTGGGTAACGAAGAAGTGCCAAACGGTGGGAACGTGGATATCATCTCTCATTGGTCCGCTCTCACAGACGACGAAAAGCAAACATACATCACCCTTCTGGTGGCACAGATTAATGCATATGAAAGATAGTCCTTTAGACTGTTTACAGCAAAGTGAATGGGACGCATTCATTAGCAGCATCCTACGTCCCTTCCTGGTATACGCAAAGAACGATCCGCTAATCTCGTATGAAGATCTAGAACAAGAAGCCTGGGTTGGTCTACTCACAGCCTCAAAGAACTACGACTCCACCAAGGCGAAGTTTACGACGTATGCATATCACTATATCCGTGGTCGTATCCTCAGGTACATCCTTGAAAAGACAAGGCTATCACCTGGACGAACTGACGCGGATCCTATCGATGTCGAATCTGGCTATCTAGATACGACGATTGATGAAAACGAATTGATGAAGACGATCTTGAGTGCTGTGGCAGAAGACCCACACGCCAACCTCTTGATTGAGTATTACGTTAAAGGCAAATCATTCCGCAAGATTGCCAAGGATAATGGACTCTCTCACCAGGGAGTAGCATTGCATGTCAAGCGACTCATCAAGTTGCTAGAAAAAAGATTGCATCATGAAAACGCCTAAGACCGTCACGCTCATCGAATGCGGCAACTGTCGCGGTTGCTATTACGGTGGACAATTAAAGGTGACGCTGCACCCAGGGACAGAACGAGAACAGCCCGATGAAATCTACATCATTACACGAAAAGTCGCCAAGTGCCCAACCTGCAAAGCAGGGGACGATCGCACCAAGGGCGGCAAAAGAACGAAGTATGAATACTGAAACTTATATCCCGATCAAGGACTTGAAGGTCGGACGATACGAACAGGTATTCTTGATTGATAAGGTGACGTTTAATGAGGGTATGGTTACCTCATCAGGTAGTCCATTCGCCAAGATAGTAGCCCGCGACATCACTGGTGAGATCGAAGGTGTAGCCTGGAACTGTGACGACTGCATCTTTGTAGAAGGTCGCTACTACAGACTCCCAGTTGAAGTCAAAGAGTATAAGGGTAAACTAAATCTATCCATCAATACTCCAAGTGGTGACACAGAAGTAGATACGCCACTCAACGTTCACGATTACATCAAGGGCATGAGCGATGCAGCATTGGCTGCTTGTGGTGCCACGGTAGAAGAAGCCTTTGAAATGATGAGCGATGAGCACTACCGCAACGTAATTGGTAATGCAATCCACCGCCTCGATCTCATTCACGCTCTCAAGACAAGCCCGTACGGGCTATCTGGTCCCTTGGCCTATCGCGGCGGTCTCTTGGTACACGTAGCTGGCTCACTACGTTTGGCCAAGGTGATGGCGGCTCAGGCCAAGGAATCGGAAACGCCCCTTAATATCTCACTAGTTCTAGCTAGTTGTATCCTGAGGAATATTGGCTGGAACACGACAACATGCTTCACGAATGGCTACCTGCGAGCACGAGATGCGTACTATATGACTGGCATCAATCGTGCGAGTGCTCGCTATGTTGACCATCTCATGATCCATGTCGAAAGCGATCTCGACATCCATGTTCCAGAAGCAAAGAAGCAGGCACTAGAGAACTCCTGTAATGTCATGGCCGAGATCAAAACTATTGAAGGGCGTATCGCAGCGTCCGCAGACGACATGATGAACCTCTTGCACTTTGGTGGCGACGCACTCCGTCGGAAGACCAATGGCAATTGGACTAACGAATTGTTTACGGGTCACAACAATGGATAAGACGTACGAAGCGATCATAAAGAAAGTGCGTGAAGCTGCCGCGTACTATGAAACACACCGAGATGGTGTATGCACTAATGATAACGGCACGGTGAATGTATGGCCGACAGCTATGGCCCACGGCAGTTTTCAAGCTCTCAAAGAGATCTTGGATGCCTTTGAGGAGCCACACGACTGGCACAAGGCTAATTGTGGTGAAGGTATTTCCTGTATGGACGACTGTCGCAAATCACAACTGAGACTCACACGCACCACGGTGCTAGCAGAGTACAAATGTGAGTGCGGACATTCATGGACATGCAACGAATATCCTACCGCTGTATACTCTATGTGTCCTAAGTGTTATCGCGAAAATGATCCGAAGCAACGCATAGAACAACTAGTTAGAATCTGGCACACCACCGATACGAATCAGACGCTAGCAGAATATTTGTGTCTCACTACAGAGCAATACGATAAGTGGGTGCAAACCAAACTATCCGATTCAGACGCTCTCATGATTCGCAACAAGAAAAAATATGAACGCTAAACTCGAAGCACTCAAAGACCAAATGTCTGTGTGTGGATCCTGCGACTTATGCAAGACCCGCAACAAGGTGGTATTCGGCAGTGGCTCACACGAGCCTCTCATTCTTATTGTTGGCGAAGCTCCAGGAGAAGAAGAGGATCTAGAGGGCGTACCTTTCATTGGGAAGGCTGGACAAAAGCTAGACTCCATTCTAAGCTACCTTGGTGTTTCACGCCAGGATATCTACATTACGAACACTGTTCTGTGCCGTCCACCCAATAACAGAACGCCTCGAAAAGAAGAAATGGATGCATGCAAATGGCGACTAGATCTACAAGTCAAATTGCTGCGTCCAAAAATGATCATTCTGCTCGGCCGCACTGCCCTGGAACAGTTCCGTGGGCAGCCCATCAAGGGAGCACTCAACCAGTTTTTCTTTGACAAGATCCCGAATAAGGATGGCTGGTTAGGTTACTCTGTAGATGGACACGAGTCTAAGCTGATCGTCACGTATCATCCTAGCTATCATCTACGCAGCCCTGAGAAGGCATATCGCGAGACCTTGCCACACTGGCAGAAGGTTAAGGCGTGGGTCGAACAACAGAGAACATCCAAGTAATGGATAGGCTTGAAGCCACACGCTACGCTGGCCGCATCAATCGCGAAGCTATTGAAGTAGGCTTCTTTGTAGCACGTCGCCCCGGTGTCTCGCTACTCAAGATCAATGAGGCTGTCGAGGAATACATCTTAGATTCTAAGTGCGTGCCTATCTTTAAAGGCTATCGCGGATTCCCAGCGGCATGTTGCTTATCTCCTAATGATGTAGTCGTCCACGGCGTTCCATCCGACTACATTCTAAAAGCTGGCGACGTGCTCACTATTGACGTGGGCTGTAGCTACGAAGGTTGGTGTGTGGACTCTGCCCGCACCCGCGTTATTGGCCTCACTTCTCCTGGACTTTTTCCTTTTCAAGAACGTCTGGTTGAAGCTGTCGAGAGTATACTGGATGCTGAGATCTCAATTCTCCAAAATGGCCGATCTTTGCTTGAAATAGCCAGAATTGCCGAAGCAAAAGCTGCCGAGTTAGGCATTAACATCTACCCGCAATGGGGTGGACATCAGATAGGTCAGCAGCTACACATGGATCCATTCATCCCGAATTGCGTTGACCCAAAGCTTTCAAAGATCAAACGCTGGCAGGCTGAAAGAGAATTCGATAAGTACAAACTACAGACTGGACAAGTAATTTGTCTAGAACCAGTAGTCACTTTTGGAAAAACTGACATAATAGTAGATGGAGATGGCTGGACTGTGCGATCCGCTGATGGCTCGCTAGTTGCTCACTCCGAACGTTGCATTCTAGTCACAGAAACAGGATACGAAATTCTATCATGAACGATTCCGAAGCACAGACAACGGCTGTCGCACCGATGGCAAACCCCATCATCACGCCTAATGATCCTGAGCGTTGGCCGCTACTCGAAGGCCCATCACAGCTATGTAGTATTCCGATCAATGACACTGACGCTGCCATGATTGGTAAGATGGATGCTGTGCTAGATATGCTTGGAGATACGGCGGCTGGCTTAGCTGCTGTGCAAATTGGTTACCCCAAGAGAATCTTCCTACTACGCAAGAACGGTGTAAACCGTGCGTTTATCAATCCGGTAATCGTGTCGTTGAGTCAGGAAATGAAGAGCGATGGCGAAGCTTGTTTGTCGCTGCCGGGATTCGGTGCGGTCTTTAAGAGACCCAAGCGAGTTGAGCTTCAATATCACGAGCTTGATGGCGAAATCAAGCGAGAAGTATTCAGTGGATTCTGGGCTCGTGCAATTTGCCACGAGATGGATCACCTGAATGGTGTACTGATTGCTCATCATCTTGAGCAAGAGGTCGCCAAGCAAGTTAGCCAAACTAAGTTTGGCATGAAACTTACTCCCCACCGTCTCAAGGTTGTTGAGAATCGTAGAGCCCGAAACAAGCAAGCGAAGGCTTCGCGTAGGGCCAACAGAGGCTAATAGATGCAAAAGAGTGAAGTCCGTTTTGTCCCAGCTAAGCCAGCACCGGGACAAGAAGAGTATCAAGATTCACTGGATAGAAACATCATCACTATTTGTAACGGCATTGCCGGTACAGGAAAGACATTTCTTGCTGTCAACAAGGCTTTGGAAATGATGTTCAACGCACCCAAGAAGGGTGGCATTCAACGCATCGTAATCGTTCGTCCGTATATTCAGTCCAACACTGGAGAGAAGCTAGGTGCCCTACCCGGCACAGTCGATGAGAAGGTCACACCATATGTCCTGGGCCTCAAGGATAACCTGCGTCAGTTGTTTAACAACGACCAAGACATTGACAACATCATTCGTCAGAAGTTTGAGTTTACGGTACTCAGTCTGTGTCGCGGTCGCTCATTCAATAACTGTTTCGTGATTGTGGAAGAAGCACAGAACGTTCCCTTGGATGGAGACGCAATGCAAATGCTACTGACGAGAGTTGGTAAGCATTCTAAACTAGTTATTGCGGGCGACATTGATCAGTGTGACATTCACCCAGATAGAAGTGCTCTAGCGGAAGCACTAAACGTATTGGAAGGGTTAGATGGTATTGGTATAGTTGAAATGAAGGACATTGAAACCGTCCAGCGTTCTTCTATCGTCAAGGCCATCCTGACTAGATACAAAGAGTTTAGGAGCCAGGAAGTATTCTAATGGCAAAACGTGTTGTTCAAGAATGTGATTTGACAAAGCAGGAATATGATCCTGCCGATACAGTAACGCTCGTCATTAAGAAGAGTGGTAAAAAGACTGGTCGTACGTACGAACTATCTGCGGCCGCTGCCGCTAAGCTTGAGCAACAGCTTGTATCGGGCAGCAAGTTGCCTGATGGATGGGGATTCGGTGGTGGATCACGACAAAATGTCGCGAATGAAGGTCAGCGTACCTTAGCAGACCTCGATAGCGATGATAGATTCGTGGCAGAGAAGCGACGAGCTATGGCAGAAGAGGGAGTCGATACGAGCCCTCGTGAAAAAAACAGTAATCAGCCAAGCATACTACCAGAACTAGAAGGTAATGGTTCTGATTGTATGCACTTGAACAAAAGTGGTATACAAACCACAATGAAAGACGGTAAACGACATGCCTATCGAACATGTCGCGATTGCCGTCAGCGTGTTTCCGAGAGAACTAAAGAAGAGAAGGCCGCTTTCCTAGGTGCTAAAGCACCGCCAGACAGCAGAGAAGGCGTTAGTAGGGTAGCACAGGAGAAGAATGAATCATGATTAAGAACAGTCTCGCAATTTTGATGTTGTCATTGTGTTTGGTTGGTGGCTTTGTAGCTAGCACCGGATGCACATCAACCAACGGCGTCAAGCCCTTGGAAGAAATGACGGAACTTGAATACAGTAAGTGGAAGCTGTACATCCAACTAGGCGTGAAGATTGGTGCTAACCGTCTTCTAGAAGAGAACCTTGTCTCTCAAAACGAATTGACGGTTGCCGCTGGAGCTATTGACGCTCTACAAGACCAACCAATTCTTGGTGGAGCAACGTCGCTTATCATTCCAGCACTTCGTAATGCTGGATTCAACAACGATGAAGTAGAGTTTATTCTACTTGTTGCTGAACAGGAACTATTGGCTCGCTGTGCTCTAGAATGGTTGAACCCAGAAACTCATGTGTTCGAACTGTCTCCTCGTACCAAGGAAGTGCTAGACATCATCGCGAATGCATTGCGTTCTGCTGGCACTGTCACGCCTACAGAGCAATCGCAAGCCTCTGAGATGCGTGCTGACTTCTGTAGACAGCAGTGATTACTGTCTTCGTAACTAAAGAAGGATACTATGTGGCCGGTGAGGGTGTAGAGGCAACTCTACAGTGTTCGCCGGCCACAGATGAGAGAGGACATCCTATCTTTCACGAACTACATCATACCTATAAGGTCATGTATCTAGCCCTTAGAGAAGTGGCTCGAAACAAAGGCGTTAAGGGTGATGTATTAGTCTACAATGATTCGCGGATTGTAGATGAACTCAATGGGCAGATTCAGCCGCTCGATGATATCTGTCGTAAGTGGCAGCAGTTGATTCGCCGCGAGCTTGTACCATCCATTAGATCGCTAGTGTTCTTCCGTAAGAAGCACGGCGACTATGTGCAGACTAAGGTAGAGATTGGTGCTAGTATGCTATCTACCAACGACCCGGTAGTGCTAAGAGATATAGCAAATAAGGCAGAGGTCGTTAAGACACAACAAGCACGCTCTTTGAAAGCTCGCGTGCTAGATCGCTTTAAAAGGACGTGGAACAATGAATGCTAATAGTAATGACAACAGCCTCACGCTAGATAGAATTCTACGTGAGCGTCTAGATCAATACAACGTGCCGCAAGAGGTACGTGCAGAACTTCGCAAAGAAGTGATGGCCTTCTTCGGCCGTCCAGAACGCAAGCCATTCGGAGCTTGTGTCATGACGCCAGAGGCAAGTGTGGCGGCTGACAAGGAACGGGTCGCAAAACGAGCCGATCCAAATAGTGCTAAGCCAACAATCATCTAACCGCTCGGGGCCGCTTTTCGCGGCCCCGATTGTTTAGTTCAAGTCTTCATTCTTCTTGTCTTCTAGACGAAGAAGAGTGTCGTTCATAGACTCAAGACAGTTGGTCAGTTTAGCAAGCACTTCGGTTTTGCTTTTCACAAGTCCAACGTACTCACTAATCATTTCTTTATAGTTCGCCACTAGCTGTGCTTGGTGTGCGTCTGCTGCTTTTTCAAGCTCTGTAATACGTTCATCGGCATCCTTCTTATTCTTCCATAGCAACCATAGTAGAGCACCAAACGCTAATCCAGTGATACCGTATTGCTGAATCAGCATACTAACGATGTCACCGAAGCTTGTGATTTCTAGCAGCATTACAATCCTTCACAGTAAAGGTGTTGCATACGAATATTGCGAGCACTGGCAGTCAGGTTGTTAAGCTGGAAACCAGGACGCATGATAGTGTTGACACGCGGCAAACGATTAATGGCATAGCCGTTAGAGATTCTGTTCCATGACACATCGTGCAACGTCCAATAGAGAACGTTGTTGTTCGGGAATGGCGGTGAATAGATGTACATATCCCAGATTCTATTGCCGGAGCAAGAGATACCAGTGTCTTGTCTATTCTGAGCAGTACCATCCTTAGTAATGAAGTGCCAGTTCTTTGGATTGGCTTGTGTAGTTGTGAACTGGAATCCACAATAGTCCCCAGCAGGATCGTCGGCTGTTACCATGTTAGCCATCAAACCAGCAGTCAATCCAGCGAAGACTCTACCACCATCAAGGTTTGCATCCGGCAATGTAATACGAGTTGCGTAGAAGAATCCAGTGTTCACACCAGACATCGCACCACGATAGTAAAGCGTATTATTGCTACCAGTACCAGCGGCAGAGTTGGCAGATGCACCCGTCACAAAGTTGGCCATGAAACCAGAGCCAACACCTGCTGCGGGATGAGAAATTGTACCAGCGTTTGTTGATGTGTTACCATATGTCGAAACTAATGTCGAAACAGATGGCATCACCATAAAAATATGCTTGGTGAATAGTGCTGGCTGGAAAAAGTATGGCAAGTTCATGCCAGAGTTCGAAGCCCCGAACATCGGACGCTCAGCCAGATTGATAGCAGAGAATTGTGCGACGCCAGAACCAGAGCGTGGCCCCTTGGCTGTAGCATCAATAGACAAGCTATTGTTGCGACCGAATTGAATCTGGCCACTCACGCCAAGGGCATTGATTGAGTCGTTGAAGGTTAGTCCAAGACTATCAGTAGCCAACGCTCCAGCATTATTGAAGAACACATCGCCTGTGTTACCAGGAATGGAACCTCCACCAGCCTGTGCAATCATCTGGGCAACGTTGCCAGAGTGAGCAATCGGCCAGAAGCCATCATTGTACGGTCCACCCGTGTTGCTGTGAGTGGTCTTAATGTACCAAGACTGGTGCCGACCAAATCTATATGACAGAACGCCACTGTGATTGAACGCTTCTAGCATCACATCGGCAACACTATTCAGTGTAATGTCACCAACATCAGACAATGTTTCAAAGTTAATCACACCGTTTGTAGCAACAACACTAAAGTTGTCATCAACGGTATGCGATTCATCCTGAGCAGATGAAGATCGATTACCAGCCACGTTTTCTGAATAGAGTCCAGTTACGTTGTGGATTTCATTACCGACCGGAGCAATGACAATGTCACCGGCAGCAGTAGTTAGCTCCACATTATCATTCACAGAGTGCAGACTAAGAGCACCACTAGCAAGAACACGCATGCCGCCATGCGGAGCAAGAAGATCAGCACCAATACCCTCAAGAGTCTTGTTGATACCAAGCTCAAATGGATACCACTTGCCACCATCGAAAGAGAATCCAAAGTAGTCACCATTTGATGGCGATGTCAATGCACTATTCTGGAAACGAATTACACCAGATGATCCACGAGTTGGGTTGTGGAACACGCCACTATTCTGGTGAACGTGGGCGTAGGGTCTAATTGCTTTTGTGGAATAGCCTACCCAACCAATATAACGAACACCACTAAAATCAGGAACAAGGTTGCTCTGTAGGTCTGCACCCAAGGCATTAATAGAGGTATTCAGTGTAGCAACAGCAGCATTCAACAACTGGTTTACATTACCAGAGTGAGCAATTGGCCAACTACCATCATTGAATGGTCCGCCAGTGCTACTATGACTTGTCTTGATGTACCAGCCCTGGTGAGGGCCAAATTGGTACGATAAGGTGCCACTGCCACCAAATGGAGAAAGTGAGATCTGGCCACCATCAAGAGCAGATGTACCGGCAGTAGCAATGATATTGCCATTTCTACTAGCCATCAATGTCAGCAACAGATCAGACTGAATTGTGATGCCAAAGTTAGCACCAAAGTTAATGCCACCATCAAAGGCGTTAATAGTCATGCCTTGTCCAGCGGTATTGATATTCAGGCCGCTAGAAAGGATATGAATGGGGCCGTTGATATTACGAAGCGTGGCTCCATCTGGTAACGTTGGCCATCCAAGTGGGTCACGACGAGCACCAATCAAAAGCGGATTTGTAATTCCACCATCCGCTGAGAAGGCGAAGTGTCCATAGTCAACACGATTTTGACCACCAGGGAAGCTACGGAAGTCATCAATTGGATCGACAAAACTAATGATGCCAGAGCCACCAAATGTACCGTGAAACACGCCACTGTTCTGGTGAATGGAAGCGTATGGTCTTAGGATATCGCCAACAGGTTCAAAGCCAATGTGGCGAGTGCCGCTAGCGTCAGGGACAATGTTGCCAGTCGGAGGTAGGGCCGTGCCCGCTCCTTGCACAATCGTCATCGTGTTACCGATGATGTCTACAACAATACCGGAGGCACCAACAACACTGATAGCACCCTGTGCTCGCGTGCCATTGAAGTCGGTGAGTTCATTGACAACTTTGCCGTTGAATCCCTGTGTAGGAAATCCCCACAAACCAGATAGTCCAAGGTTATCAACGGCAAAGAGGAATGTTGCCCCGAAGCCACCAAGCGTAACGGCCACAAAACCGCTACCATGACTACCAAATTCAACCTGACCGACGATGTCGTTATTGCTATTAGGCAGGTCCGCTTGAGTAACGACGGAGCCAGTCACGACTCTGGCGAAGTTAGCACCACCGTCCACAGACATTTCGAAAAAGCCCTGTTCGAAATTTTGTGGCACACGAGTGTATCTAAGGACACCCGAAGTCCCATGCTTGGGATCATGGAACACACCACTGTTCTGGTGGATACTTGCGAATGGACGGATCTCGCGGCCAAGACCACCATTTGTCATCTCCGCTCCCAACGAAGCTGTACCGCTAGACTGCGGCCACAGATCTCCGGTTACTCTAGCCATATCAGAATCCTGTGATCATCACTCGACCGGCCTGTGCAACGTTGAAACCAATTGTTACCGTGTTTGAATCTGTGATTGCAACAGAGTCAGGAATGATAGCGTTGCGTGGGGAATTAGCATCGTACACATCAACCATTACATCGGAAGTGCCAAGGTTATGTGTGACAGTCCACGTCACAGCAGCACCGAACGTCTGAGCGAATGCTCTGACCACTCCGTTGCCCATAGTGATCGTCATTGTTTGTCCAACGATGTCAACAACAACACCAGAGGCACCAACAACAGCAACGGATCCTTGTACTTTTGTACCATTGAAGTCCGTCAATTCGTTAACAACGGATCCGTTGAAGCCTTGTGTTGGGAATCTCCACAGACCAGACAAACCAAGGTTGTCAACTGCGAAAAATAGTGGTGAAGCACCCGTAGAATCAGTAATGGCCAAGAAGCCACTAGCACGAGTTGCAACATCAACGTCGCCAGTAAGGTTAGCCCCACCAAGCACGCCAACAGATGTAACGGTACCGGCACTCGTCACGAGATTCGTGAACGTTCTACCGCCGTCAACCGAGACTTGCATTGCACCAGCAGCTTGGCTAAATCTAAGGACGCCTGACTGCCCCGTCATGGGGTCGTGCCAGACGCCAGAGTTCATATGGATATGACCGAACGGTGTTAGCGTGGTTATATCAAATGCATCGCCTACGCCACCATTCACACCCAAGTGTGCTTGGCCGCTACTGCCGGGTATGAGATCGCCGTTTAGTCTTACCATGGTATTCCTCCAGCTATCATTACACTAAATAATGACCACTCTCCCCGATTGTGGGGAGTTGAAGATTATGGATATCTCATTAGTATTTTCAATGATAATGTCGTCAGGCATGATTGCACGACGTGGACCGCCATTATCGTACACCTGAACTATTACATCAAGCGTACCTAAGTTGTGTGTGAACAGTCCACTTGAAATAGAAGAAAAGGATGCGGCAAACTTACTCGCTCCGCTCGTTGTGCCCGAGGCACCGGCACCATCGATGAGAATTTGGTTGCCGCCAGCTGTGACTGTTATACCATTAACGCCAACAATAACAATCGCAGGGCCAGTCTGGCCGTTGATTGACGTGATGCCAGAAGTAGATCCACCGCTGCCGCCGGAGCTACCACCGACAGATACAATGCCGCCAACGTTTACCATTACGCGAACTCAAGCACTCTGACATCAGATGTAGAGTCAGAGACGCCGTAAAGGGTTACGTTGGGAGTGCCTTGACAGTCGATTGAAATCTTCTCGCCCACAGCGATAGGAAATCCGTCACCAGTAGTTACACCAACAAGTCCAATATACAGTATTCCAGGACCAGAGTTGTGTAATACAAGTGCTCGCCTGTATTCGAGGGGCGTCACTGGCAATGCTACACCAGTACCGCCCGGCACAGAAATGGCCTGTTGTCGCAGGCCAATTGACACCGAGAAATTCTCGGGGTTAACGACCACAACGCCTTCACCTTGACGGTTGCGAAGGTGGTTGCGTTGATCGGGTACGGGAAATGTGCCGTCCGCAATACTGTAAGGCGGCGACTGAGCTACGTTCGGTGTCGTACCTGACCCGAGTACAGAGTTATAGTCTCGTGGCATAAGGGGTATTCTCCATCAAAGGGAGTCCCCTTAGTACGCGAGGATCGTTACGGATGCACCGCCGCCATCTGCTCTAGCCCAAATGTCAACGTTCCATAGAACTGGCAACGTGATTTCATTGAACGTGTTGTTCGCTGTTGGTGGAGCAATCTGGAAACCGCTAGGTGCAATGACCGAAGTCGAGTTCGGACCAATGTACACAGAGCCAGGACCCTGATTCTTAATCTTCACTTCGCGTTGTCTTGGCAATGAGTTAATGCCCGGTCCCCAGATACGAACTGGAGTTGCCGCGAGCGATACACCAGACACGGCAAATGCATCGACCGAGTTCAAGTCCTCGGGATTGCCAACCATGACTTGCATGCCAAGACGCACGCCCTCGCCATTAGACTGGGTGCCACGCTGAGAGGGCGGAAGAATACCACGAGTTTGGACCAGCGTTCCGCTGCCAATAATTGATGCTACCGTTGAAGACATACTAGACTCCCCTTAAAAGGGCACTGAACCGACACGGGACCATTAGGTAATACACTAATGGGCCACTCACGCGGCCCATTGGATCGGTATCATTAGAGTCTATATCAGCGTCTATAATGAATCCACGCCTGCTTAAAGGTCCATGGAGTTAACATCATAAGATCGCTCTTGGGGTGTTCTCTAAGCCACTGAATTGTATCATCTAATACAGGAGTCATGGACTTCATCTCATAGCCTGGATAAGTAGTGTGCCCCAACCCTGCTTCTATTTCAAGATCATCAATGATAATGATAGCTTCGTCACTCAAAAACGATTCAAACTTATTCAGATTGAAGTGCGTGTATCCACGATCGTGATTGGCATCGTAAAACATGACACCGATCTTGGGTAATGACTCAGTAAACGTTTCGGCATTACCTTCATAATAAGCCACACGATCATCAATAGCAAAAGTCTTAATGTTATGTTTGAAAGTTGGTAACAGAGATTGACTATCCCAGAAATTATCTATAACGTAAGCAAGTGCATGATTGCCTTGTAAGGCACCAGCTAAACTTCTACCAGCGTAAGTACCTATTTCAAGATAATATTCATCGGGAGATATACATTCCCCAACCGCTTGGTTCATAAGACTCATCAATCCAGCAGAAGCCCAACCGTCAATAGAACATTCCTTCTTGAAGCGTATTTCAGCCTCAAGAAGGAATTGATCCTTATTACGAAAATACTTATGTCCTACGACATTAATAAATTTCGCAATATTAGCCATCAGTTGTCCTCAAATAGACTACCTGCACGCCAATCATATTGACCAGAAATAGAACGAGTACTACCACCATCCATCACACCATGGTCAGCCGTATTGGTATTAGAATATCCACCTACTGTCACTCCATAGTTATTGGAGACAGAGTTAAATTCGCCACCTACACCAACTGAGTAATCGCCCTCGGCAATATTGTATGATCCACCAACAAGCACAGAAAAGTCATGATCGGAAAGACCGTTGAGACCTCCCAGGACTTCACTGAATTGATCAGACGCGATGTTTGCACCACCATGTACTACATTGAATGGTGCTAGCATCTGATTATTCAGTCCTGTGGCAAGACCAGCGTATGAAGCATAGGCATTGTTCTGACCAACAATCACATTATGCGATCCGCTGTTGTCGCAGATAGTACCACCAGTGCCACCATAACCAACAATCAAGTTGCCAAGACCATTGGTGGTATCGGTATAGCCTGTACCATTAACAATCTGTAGGTTAGCACCAGTTAAAACCAATGTGTTGTATCCTGGTCCTTCTACACAATCAGGAATCGTAGTGACGCTCAATAGAGCAAGTACTTCTTCCTGCTCCTGTGTCAAACAATCTACTCGCGGTGATCGAAACGAATTCAAACCAAGTAGACCAAACGCAATACACGCACCCATAACTGCGGAAGACAAACTAAACTTCATATTCAATTCCCCGAACGACTATTTTGATATGCCTCATAAGACCAAGGATACAGTTCCTTGAAAATCTCAGCCATCGCATCAGCGACATCACGCATCTCTTTTTGTGCGTGGGCATCCTGTCTCAACCTCAAAAAGTGCATGAGATTATGCACATCCACATTGACATACACTTCCGTGAACATTGACACCGGCAGCACAACGCGGGCCAGTTCCTTTGCCACGCCACGACTCAAAAGAGTCTGATAGGTATTGTAGCAATTCTTGAAAGCCTCTTGAGCGAGGCCAGTGTTAATCACATGCCATGTCTGTTCTTTATCTGTTTCAAGACTGCCTTGTTTGTTCTTGTCGTCTTGAACTCTCCAGACATCAGGCATGTAGAACTCATCGGCTAGTTCTGAGTAACGTCCACTCCATTCATTGAGACGGAAAGTACGGTGACGCACGAACTGTCTCATACAGAAGATAGGCATCTTGATATTGAACGTGATGTTGCACGACTCGAACGGACTCGTGTGCCGATTCTTGTGCAGGTACATCAAGAGCTTCTTGTCAGCTTCTTCGCCTTTACTAGGCGACTTGTAGCTGATCCGTGCGGTCTCGACAATACGAAGGTCGTCGCCTAGGTGGTCGATGTAACGAACGTACCCCTGTCCGAGGACGGGGATGGTGTAGCCTTTTTCCATATCAGCGATCCAGCATTCGCTCAATAGTGTCGTACAAATCTTGCAACTGCTTGCGAGTCATGTCAGAAACATAAACGCCATTGTGTTCATTGATCATGAACGTCAAGCCAAATGACTTCTTGTCAGCACTGACTTCAACACCAGAGTACGGTGCCGTGCCATGCGTTTCAAGATGGGAGTGTTTGAGGGTATGAATTCTCATGGCATGACCAATTTTGGTACAACGATGTCGCTCAGTGCCGCATCCAGTTTTGGCCTCAATTCAGCCAGCACTTCCTCGGCGTCGAACGAGCGTGCAATGACAACCTCGGCTGTGTAGCGACCATGGATTTCCATGCGATCCACGCCGTCAGTTCCCATCAGGGCTTCGAGCAATGACTTCTCGACCGATTTGATCGACTTGCCGATCGAGAGCATGAAACGGTAGTGTATGTCTTCGCCCTTTTCGTCCTTGGCGAAGATGATGACGTACTTCTGAGTGTTCTTCATGTTGATATGATGACGACTATGTGGTCGTCTGTCTAGAGTTTTCTGATACAAGATGGCAAAGTGCTACGAACTTTCCCTGCGGTAACGTGTTCTTCATCCTGTTGATGTCTTTATGTACCCACTGTACGTTACCGTATACATAACCAAGGCTGCTATCAATACGATCTAACGACGCTGTACGCTCATTACCTAGTTGAATTTGTAATCCAGTGAGGGCACATTTGCGGTCTTGAGTAAGAAAAAGATTCCAAGCGTCTTCAATTGTGATTGTCATTGCGAATGCTGCACGACCCTTCTTGCCGGTCGCATTGCGTACAATCTGATTCCAGTGATTGCCATCTAGTTCACCACAGCCAGTCCACTTGTAGTGAGATTTTCCACCTGGACGTTTACATCCACAAGACTTGCTGTCACCAGCCTCTAAGTGAGATTTCCATACCTTCTTCTCAACGCCACAGACGCATCGACACAATAGCATTCCGCGTTTGTTGTTACGTTGATAGAATGACACGTCTTCAATGACGGTCCAAGACCCGATAACATCACCAGATTTCATAGTTCACAAGAGTCCGAATCGCAATACTTAGGAGCTACCGCGTCGCCCTCCGAGGCGTCGTCGAAAACGATAGGCTTCAAGTCTTTCGACATTTCAAGGTACTGTTCTTTGGTGATCGTCTCGTACGGTGCCTGAACGTAACCGTGCTCCTCAATCGGCAAGAACGAAATACCCTTCAATGAATCCTCGTATAGCTCAAGGATGTGTTGAATGTCTTCCTTCTCAACTGGCTTAAAAGTCACAGTAACAGACACTTGATTGTCAGCCCAGTAACGTTGGTACGCAACTGCATTAGCAACCTGCTCCCAGATCGATACGTCGTCCTTCGAACGTACGAAGAATTCTTCCTTGATCGGGAACTCGATGCAAACCGTGTTAGCCTCTTGGCCAACGGCAGGCTCAATCTTGTAGCCAGCTTGGCGTGCTGATTCGACCAAAGGCGAAGTCGTGCCCACACGGATTCGCCTGATGTAGTATTCCGAATGCGGGTAATGAATACCCGGTGGCTCACCGGCCAGTAAGCTAATAGTCCCACTGGGCTTGACCGAAGTCTTCTTAATCGACTTGGGCACACCCAGCCAATTGGAATACTGTACGTCAAGCCCAGAGATGAATTCGTATCCCTTGTCGCACCAACGCAGCATCTCGCGTCTGCCGTGACGACCGAATGCTTTGATAATACCGCTCTGACTCAGACCAATGCGACGATTCTTAGCCATGACAGAGTTAGTCTCTGCCCAGTGCGTAGGAATAAGCGTGACAGTCTTCGCGTACAAGTACGCAATCTTGAGAGTCTCGAAATACTCTTCGAGACTTTCATGTCTCGAAGGGAAGGTCTCAACGAGCGTGCAAAGTTCATATTGGTGCAATGTCTGCTCTAGACAGGGATTGCCACCAACGGCTTCGCGGTCTGCCCAATCAGCAGGGTCTTTCATGCGTCCATACGCACGGGCGTTGTCAAGCCACATATATCCAGGCTCACCATTGAGTGCTGTCTGACGAGCATGCCATGCATAGTCCATACCTACAGTTGCAAATATGGAATTGTTGGAAGCCCAGCGATGATGCGTAAGCTTGGCTTTATCCTGCTTTAAAAGAGCAAAAGTCTCGTCAGTAGGATCGCCAAATACAATCTCGGCTGAACGCCGAACGTTGCCCGCGACGACGCACCTACCAATGAGATTGCCGATGTCAACAATATCGGCCGAAGATAATGTTTGCCCGACCTTGCCGTCGAGGATACCGCGAATGTCCTGCAACATCTCAATGAGAGGCTGAGGTCCGCTGGCAGTACCACCGAAGCCTTTGATGGGAGCACCTTCTGGTCGCACCAAACTAAAGTCATACCATGGGCCTGGAGTGCCATTGACGTACGCTTCTAGCAGAAGTCGCAACGCTTCAACCCAACCTTCGCGGGTATCTGGAACGACAAATGGTTCGGCCCTATTGACCGTGATCTCTTTGATCGTAAGCTTACCAGCACCCATGGTGTCAAAGCCTACACCCACGCCAACCATACTCATATCCATTATGAACAGGAACGGCTTAACTGGATCGGTAGCCAAATCTTTTGTGCTAACGAATGCACAGTTGTTAAGTGCGGCACCACCACGCTCTTGCACGTATTTCGTGCCCATAGCCCACAAGCCACGTCCAGGCGGTAGGAATTTGAACGCCCACATTAGCTCAAACATACGTTTGGCTGTGCGTTGAGCCTTACGTTCGTCCCATGGTAAGTGATTACGCTTACAATGGTTACGCTGAATACTGAACGTGCCTTCGACTACACGCCGACAAGTTTCCCAATACTCTTCTGAGCGGCTTTCACCTTCAATAGCACGCGAGTATGTTCGCTTGTAAGTGAAATAGCCAAGCGGTCCCCACTCGGGTTGTTTGCCACGGTATTTTGTGAGGAACGAATCAGGTAAGGTGAATGACGGTGCGGCGATATCAAACATTTAAGAAGCGTCCTGGATTCAAAATCTTGTGACCGGGTACAGTCGAGTCCTTATGCTTGATGTAGTCTTTAATCATCATGCTACCTAGAATCGCGTTGCTAGAATCATAGCAACCGAATCCAGTCAGTATGTATTGGTTGGGCTTGTCGGGCACGGGTCCAACAAGTGGCTTCCCGTCCGGGGTGGAGCAGAAAACACTTGACCAAACGTGACTGAATTTAGCAGATTTCAAGACTGGAAAAGACTCGATTGCGTATAGACGAAGTTTTTCATACACAGCAGAGCTAATCTCTCCATCGTATACGATACCCTCTTGCTGTCCGCGAACGGCCTGACGCATTCCTCCCATGATCAAACGTGCATTGTACTGGCGGAATCTTTCATTACCATTGTTGCACGAAATGCTCATGGTAGGTAGAGACTGTACAATGTCGTTTTCAAGATAGTCGGTAGCTATCATCTGTTCACGAAACGGAACGAGGATATCTGCAAACTCTGGCAACAGTCTATTTGTGTATGCTCCAGTACAGTACACTACTTGCTTGGCTCGAATCGTTCCGCGATGTCGAATTGAAACAGTCAAACTACCATCGTCATTTGGAACCACCGATTCCACTTGTGTGTTTGTGAATACACGAGTACCACCCTTCTCAACAGCATCGCGTAGTCCATTGACTACCTTGTATGGATTGTAAGTGGCTTCATTAGGAACAAAGATTCCGCCAACGAAGTTTTTCTGTGGAACCATGAGGTCCAATTGGCGTCTGGAAAGAACAGGGCAGTCAATGCCACGGACACGCTGAATGAAGGCGGCTTCCTTCTCCAACTTAGACATTTCTTCATCATCGATTGCAAGCCTTAACCCACCAGTCTCACGCATGTCGTGATCAAAGGTTAGAACCCGCATACCATTCAAAAAGCGTCTATTGTTCTCACCAACAAACTCAAGGTACTCTTCGCCGTCTGACATTTCATGAAACAGTTTATTGCCCCGCAATAGAAGCTGTCCCATCCCTCGTCCAGACGCATGGAATCCTACTGATGTTTCCTCCACAAGATAGGTATTAATCATACCCCCTTGGACGAGGTAGTACAGCAGGCTTATCCCGGCGAGCCCACCGCCGATGATAAGTGTATCCACGTTCTTAATCAAACCAGACGTGATTTCACGCTTGGTTGGGCAAGATTCAAACCACAGATTTGCGTGTCGGACCATATTACAGAAGTTCTTCTAGCGACACATCAGGCGAAGCCTGAGCCTCATCGTTCATTGCCTTGAGCACTTTGCGAATATCAGATTTAGTTGGCTCGAAATACAGTCTATAATTCTTGCCAACACAATTATCACAAGTGTCCGTGAAGAGTGAAACCGTCTTACCGTCTCGCGTCTTGAACTCCTGCTTCTCTTGGCTCACTACGTGAGCCAAGGGGCGAGTCATACGCATCTTGTTGCATTGAGGGCACGTAAAAATTCGCTTGTCAACGGGCTTCTGGCTCAGTCGTCTCATTGCTGCCTTTCGAAAGCCCCAATATCCCATAGTGGGGTGAAGGGACGAGGGTTACGATCGAAATCGTATCTGATAGGAGCGTTTGCTCCAGTGTTCACTGCTGAGTTAGTACCAGAGAACAAGTGAAAGTCGCCATTAGCTTCATCAACAAAGGCGTCATAACCAGTCAGGTTATTGAACGTCGTTGCATTGCCAGTAGCAATACGCACAGTCGATGCTGGAGCGTACACCAAGTTGTTCCCCACAATCACCGGCTCACCAACGACACCAACGCCAACAAAGTTCCACGCCTCTGTAGTAGAAGTGGATCTGAATCCAGTATTGTTCCTAACACGAACTCCACGAGGATTAGGACCAATGCCACGAGTATTTACTTCGATAACATTGCCACCAATAGTGTTTGAACAATCAAAGATGTTATTGCGTACCTCAATATTGTGGCCCCAGAGCATAGCAAAAGTCTGGAAGTAATCACCACCAGGGGCACGTCTAAAGATATTGCCTTCAAGTAGAAGCGTGTCTACAATTTGAGGGTGAACACCATCACCGTTCTGATTGTTTTCAGGACCAATTTCTAGCACCCAAGCTGCTTGAACTTGAAACACGTTGTCCGTTACACAAACATACTTGGTAGGGTGCTCATCTGACATACCCATAATACGTGTAGGACTTTGGTTAGCAAAGCCAATGAAGTTATTCCCCTGCCACACCATACGTCCAGCGTATGTTCTCACTAGAGAGTTGTTCGTGGGAGGATTAACCTTCGTGTCTAGCAATGCGAAGTGGTCTGGAGAACCAATGTTACCATAGCCAACAGAATAATAGATGGCATATACGCCCTGAGATAAGAATTCACACTTGGCAACAACATTGTTCTTACAGATAGGGTCAGAGCATGTCAAGCCCGTACCACAATTCGTTACCAATGAATTGAGCAACAGAGTATTTTTGCCAATGATGATGCCTTGACCACGATCGTCAACACGGTCAAAGTCAACATCGACAATTCTCAAACCATCAATAACCGCTAGGCCAGTCGATTGATGCCAATACGACAAGTTCAAGATACTATAGTCGCCGCTACCAGATGTAGTCGTGAGACGAATGATGGGCTTGCTACCAGTACCATATGCACCTACATGGAACGGACCAACTCGTCCACCCATAGGAGCCTGTAATGGAGACGTTGCAAATACATCGCCTCGCTTAAAGAGAATGCGACGTGGAACAGAGTCGTTCCATAGAACACTGAATCCTCTACTGGGCGTCTTCCATGGGTTAGCTAGACTACCATTACCAGTAGCATCATTTCCACTATCAGCAATGTAATATGTCTGTCCAGCATATACCACATCTGGATCTGTAACAGTAATTATCTGTGTGTAATTACGAAGAGCACCGTCTGATGTCACAAGCTGTAGCGAAGCTGTATACGTGCCGGGCACTTCATAAACGTGAGCAGCTACATAACCAAAGGCACTATTCTTACTCTTGCCATTGACAGCGAACGTACCAGCATTGGAGTCACCAAAGCCCCACTTATAGCTAGCATCATTGAAGTTCTTTGGTTGAACAACCTTAGTATCAATACCAACGGCATCAAACACAACAGACAGCGGTGCGGGACCACTGACGATGTTCGCCGTCTTCATAGCAGTTCTTGCAGACGAACTGACTTGAGCGACCCCTACAGAACAGAGAGCGAGAATTGCTAAAGCTTTAATCAAAATTTTCATCTGTTGTCTCCACTACCACCGAGCACACCGCGTGCGGAACGCGACGCTAACTTATCCAAATTGCCCTGAGCGACATCGCCCATATCAAGCTGAAACTCTTTGCAGATTGCAGAAACATACCAAAGTACATCGCCAAGCTCTTTGGCAATAGCCGCTCGTGCAGCTTCATCTACTACACCACGCTGATCGCGAATAAGCTTCTTGACTTTTTCAAGAGCTTCACCAGATTCACCACCAAGACCAAAGGCTGGATAGATGTAGGTAGCTTCAAGCATACTACCATCCTCCTGCTGAACAAATACCTTAGGATACTTAGCAGTAGCAGCAGAGTGCCGCTGATATTCTTCAAACGTCAGTCCCATGTATAACTCCGTAAATGTAAACTGCTCACCAGACCAATGACAGCACGGTATAACGTGCTTAACGCCAGGAATAGTATGGCAATGGCAACGACAAAATGTCATCGCGTAACGTCTTTAACCGCCCACATGATAGCCTGTTCCAGATTAGTCTTTGCGAGAGACTTCTCACGAGACTGTGGAGCCTGATGTGTCGGGCCACCAGTATCAATCAAATCGTACAACTCCTGAGCCTTATCTTTCAAAGCGTCAAGATAGTCCAGTTCAACCTGATTAAGTTTACGATACGTCTTGCGGAAGACGTTAATCTTTTCGGGCGGACCTCCCGGTCCCCAACTAGGTGCATCCATATTACTCTTCCTTCTTCGTTTCAGGATTCCACTTTGTCCAACCATTCTTAGGTAGCCACTTGCCATCCTTGTCCTTGCGGCTTGGGAATAGACTGCCACCCTTCTTATGTTGACCAAATGCTAGACGACTACGGCAGGACACAGTTTGACAGTGCAGTTCGTAGAAATCATTATCGTCTACATTACGCACAACAAAGCGTAGATCCTCTCCGCTACACGCTCCACAGACAGTCTCTTCGAACACTTCTTGAAAAGAAGCAATCTGTTGAAAGAGGTCTTTCTGGTTTTCACCCTGCATCTCGGCCGACAGGCCATTACGAGCACGATAGGTAATCTTCATTAGTTTTTCTCTTGTTGCGATAGCAACTCTTTCTTGCGAGCATCACGTTCCTGTGCGGCGGTTAGCTTTACAGTCTTGGCCTTCTGCTCATTCAGCCAACTCATTGCCTTCTGACCTTCTTCCACGGTCAGTTCGCTAAGCTCGAAAATAGAGCTATTGCGTTCCTTGCTAAGAACCGACTCTAACACTTCGGCAGTGGTCACGCTGCGAGTTTCGCACAGCTTTTCAATTGCCTTGACAACCTGCGAATCAATCTGCTTGTTAGAGGAGGCGGCGATCTGTTCGATTGCCCCGCCGTCAACAAAGCCAATCTCTTCCGAAGATAGAATACCTATGTTCAGAGCCTTGCGAAGGCAACGAGCTTCTGCACGCGACTCAGCAACGGCGGTCGGGTAACGCATGAACTTGTCAGACGTATTGAAAGAATTGCAATCAGCGGCTCCAGTCCATGACGTGCCATCGGAGAACTCGGCAACATACACAGCTTGCATGATACCAATAGTGCCAGTGTCGTTCTGAGAGATGAACTTGAAAGAGCACTCACTACGAACAATGCCAGCCTCTTGAGCAAGACGCTGTAGACCACGAAGGTACACAACCTTCATCTCCCTATTATCTTCTTTTCGAGTGCCAACTTCTGACGACTGGAATTGCTCTTCCCAATTCGTGCCGTAACGTACTAGCTTGGGTGTAATCATGAAACGATTGTCTTTACAGGTTGCGTCTCTTGAAAGAAGAGACATAGTTGGTCATAGGCCCGCTGACAACGGGCCTGAGAGACTGAGTTAGATTTGTCTTCGATGATCATTACACGATAACCGGCAGCGTTTAGATGCTGACATAGCCGATCGTATCGTTCTTCGAGACGATGCTTCTGTTGTTCGCCATAAATGCTAATGGGGAAGATAAGCTCAACAACCACCTTCCTGTCTTCCAAGATTATGTCAGAAACGTGGTCGTTCGTCAGCTTGATTCCTGTAGAAACACGCTCGCGTGACGAAAGGAATGCTGTTAGCTTCTTACCAAAATTCGAAAGCTCGCCGGGTTCTGGCCGGTGAGCTTCCTGCAACCGTGCTAATACGGCTCCACGCTTCTTACTTGTGCTATTCGCCCACTCTTGGCGACGTAATTTACGCAATGCAGCTTTCTGTGCCTTGCCACGATCCGATTCCCAGAACTCTTTCGTGCCGGTGGAAATCTTTTCGCGTGTCTCGTTCGTATGGTGACTGCCCGTGCGTTGATGTCCAGAGGCATCGATATGCATACGCTGGGCATCACTCTTACTTCTACGAGCAACGCCAAGCTTCTTCATATGATAATAAAGAGTGGACTTTGACATGCCCAAATGAGCAGCCATTGCATCTATAGACATAGTGTCATATAGATCTTGCAGACTTTGCTTCGTCAACTTCATTAACGCTTCACACGATCCCAATTGATGCGTAGCTTGAGTCTGGCTGCTTCTGATTTGATTTGAAGCGGAGATGCCTGATACTTGTTGACGCAGAACTGCATACCACAGTGTTCAATGTCTCTACGAAATCGTTCTGTCATGCCACGCTGATCGTCAGCAGTTCCTTCAAGTGGTAGACACCAAGGTTCGCTCTTGCTAAGAGCTTCTGCGACTTGATTTTTTTGTTCTTGCTGGAAACGTTGTTGGCGTTCGGCGTCTTCTGCACGTACCTTGTTACCATCCGGCTTGGCAACTTCCTTTTCACGTCGTTCAATGTTACGACGCAGTTCTAATTCTCTCAAACGCATGTTGGCAATCTCCTCAGCGGAACGAGCTTTGCTTGTTTCGCTGATGATACGCTCTTCATTGCCTTCGATCATATCGACTTCTAGACGCTTATACAAACGTCTGGCGTCGTCCTGAGACTCAACGTCAAACTGCTTCTTGTAGAATTCAACGTCAGCAGGCTCTAGCCCGAATTTACGCTCAAAGGTTGTGTTGCTGGCTAACTGTGCAACCATCTTCAAGAATTCAATACGCTGTGGCATTGATAGCTTGGGACGTTCACGCTTACGGGGCTTGGCCCCATCTTTCCATGCACGCTTTTCACGTTCAGTGACTTCGTGCGGCTTTTCATTTTTATTCATATTGACTCCTAGAAAAGGAATTCGTCTGCCCTGCGGGCATAGTCAGAATTGGGAGATTGAAGATGATGATCATAACGACACATCTTCTCGACTAGCTGATTGAAGTCACACTGAGGATACCAGTTTAACAACTCTCTAGCCTTGGAAGAATCGCCCAACAATACTTCAACATCCTTAGGGCGTTTGAATTCAGGATTGATCCGATAAACCTTTTCAGGAGACAGACCAAACCACTTACAACAAGCATTAAAGAACTCATGTACAGAATGAGTAGAGCCCGTTGCAATTACGAAATCGTCTGGAGCGTCTAGCTGTAGCATTGCGTGCATCGCACGCACGTAATCACCAGCAAAGCCCCAGTCGCGGCAAGCATCCATATTACCAAGCTCGACATACTCTTGAAGTCCCCACTTGACACGAGCAAGGTTGCTCGTAATTTTGCGGGTTACGAACTCTTCGCCTCGCAGTGGTGACTCATGGTTGAACAAGATGCCACAGGCTGTGTACATGCCGAATGAACGACGATACACCTGAGAAATATTGTAGCCAAAGACCTTAGCCGCCGCATATGGTGACTCAGGCTCCATCGGCGTATCTTCATTCAAGCTCGCTACCTTGCCATTATGGATGGGGTTGCCAAACTGTTCACTTGAGCCAGCAAAGTAGAAGCGACAATCAATCTTCTCTTGACGAATAGCTTCAAGACAATTGAGGACGCCAAGACCTGTCAGTTCACAAGTAGTGATCGGGTATTTCCAGGACATAGCGACATGACTTTGTGCGGCCAAATGATAAAATTCATCTGGTTGGAACTTTCGCACTATGTCCTGTAGGCTTGAAAGGTCAGAAATGTCACCATCGACTAACACGAAATTCGGGCTGCCACGCAATGTGCGGAGGCGTCCATCCGTGGGCATTGACGTGCGGCGGCGAATACCAACAACGTAGTAGCCCGCTTGCAGCAGATGGTGAGCAAGATAGAAACCGTCCTGGCCAGTGACGCCAGTGATCATGGCGACACGCTTTCTATTTGATTCCATGAATAGCCTCGCTCACGTCGTGCAACCAGTCGGTAAATTCATCATATGTCATATCGCTCTTGGCTCGATTACAGATCTTGCAACATGCGACAACATTAGCCGGTCTATACCCTCTGTTATTGTCAAGCCTATCAATACCATTATAGGTAAAATCTCCATTAGATCTTCTTGACTTTCGACTGGTATTTGGCTGTCTGTGACAGTAAAAGCATTCAGAAGACATGAGTGCGTCAAACTCGTCGTCTGTTAGTTTCCATTCAAGTCCACGACTTGCAGCACCACGCCTATAGTCATCTAGCACTTCATTTCTGGCTGCCATTCCAGGACTAAGCTTTTTGAATTCACGCAATAAACACCCACAACTCTTGGTGTGTCCAGAAGTTAGATGATTTGCTATCTGCCAAGTCTCATGACCACATTCACAATGACATAGGCGTTGTACGGCACGTCCAACCTTACGCACCTGATCGCTAACGACAAGTCTGCCAAAGCGTTTACCATTTAGATCTAATGCTAGTCTACCCATGATTCGCTCTATACCATTCAATTGTGCGACGCACAGTCTCTTCAATGGGTGTAGTAGCTTCCCAACCAAGAACCTGTTTGGCTCGTGAAGTGTCTAGGCTTCTGCGTGGTTGGCCGTCTGGCTTACTGAGAACCCACACGATATCGGCGTCGTAGCCACCGATCTTCTTGATCAACGTAGCTAGATCTTGAATAGTGATTTCGCGGCCAGTACCTAGATTGATCGGATCTGGTCCGGTGTTCTTATCAAGGCTTGAAACGATAGCTTTCGCACAGTCGCCAGCATACAAGAACTCGCGTGATGCACGCCCGCTTCCCCATAGCTCAACATACTTCTTTGGGTAGTTATGGGGTGAGATACCAAACTGACCAGTGGTATCCACAAGTGGACTCTCGAACTTCTTGATGATAGCAGGAATGACGTGACTGCTGTAAAGGTCGAAGTGATCGAACTCACCCGCCATATTCACTGGAACTAAGTTAGTGACATTCAGTCCGTACTGGCGGGCGTATGCAATGCCAAGTTCGACGATCGCCTTCTTGGCGATGCCATATGGAGCATTGGTCTCTTCTGGATAGCCGTTCCAGATGTCGCTCTCTTTGAATGGCACTGGTGTGTGCTTGGGATATGAGCAAACAGTGCTGAGGTTTACAAGCTTCTTGATGTGAGCGAGGCGACACGCTTCGACAACATTCAAGCCCATCTGCAAGTTCTCATACATGAACTTGCCTGGATTGTCCTTGTTGATGCCAATACCACCACAGATGGTAGCAAGGTGAATGACGGCATCAAATCTGCCTCTACGCAGTTGAGTGATGTGCGTATCAAGCACAGACGGTAGGACATCTGCACTAAGCATGTCACCGCACACAAGCCAATTCCATTCCTTGCTTGTAGGTGCGACGACTTCGTGCCCTGCGGCATTCAGTGCCGCAACGACGTGCTTTCCAACGAATCCATTGCCACCAGTTACAAGTACCTTCATAGTGGCTTTCTCGCAATCAAGCGAACGATTGTGGGGTTCGCTAAGTGATGAGCAGGATTGGTTGTGCAACACTGGGATGGCGTCAAATCTCCTGCGACTTCGAGACCGTAGGTCTCGATGAGCATCTTCAAGCAGTTCGGAGTGAAACGCCAGTAGTCGTCTGGGTAACCATGAATCGGAAATGAAAACACGGTAGCCAAAAAGAAGTGGCCACCGGGCTTCAAAACTCTCGCAGCATTCTCAATGAACGTCCAGGGGTTGCGAACATGCTCTAGGGTATCGAGCGACACAACCACGTCAAACGTGTTCGGTTCAAAAGGAAAGGCGTTGTCTTCGCTTGTGACGAGATCAACGCCCGGTCCTGCACGCATATCGATGCCAAGATAGCTATCGACGAACTTCTCAACCGCTGGACGAAGTGCGATATGCTCTTGTCCCGGCACAACAAAGCTGCCAATCTCAAGCAGCTTACCCTGCAAGAGATTGTTACGGGCTACAACCCAGTCACGATTATGCACATCCAATGAACTGCTCCACGGTGATTACACCCATGATCTTGTTACGATGCTTACAAAAGAAGTCCCAGGTGTAGCCGTCAATTGGACGAAGCTCAACAAGCACGCAGGGATCAACGCCACGCTCAATGAGTCCGCATCCATAGTCTGTATCCACGACACGCATGATCAGGTCACGACGATCGGCTCGCAAGGCCGCGAATGCCTTCCACACGTCCCCAGTCCATGGTTTGCCGCTAACCCCTTCTCTCAACTGCTCGTACTCTGCCGAAGGCAAGCAGTCATGCACCACTATTATACCACCATCGTTTAGGTGTGTCAATGAGTTTTCGATATCTCTTTGAACTTGTTCCGCAAGGTGCAGACCGTCAATGAAGATTATGTCGTAACTCTGATTGCAGTGACGCTCAAAAAACTCATCTGACGTGACGTTGAACACGGCCTGTCCGTTAGGATCTACGCTGTGTTTCACGTCCAACGTCGGCAGACTATTGTACGTCTCGTTTCCAAGTACGCCGATCTCCAGATAGGACTTGTAGCCACGTTGCTCGATCAGGTGGCGAATGATGTCGTAACGCTTCATGCTAGTAAGCGACCTCTTGTACATACGGTAGATACACGTTCTTGCTGTACGCATGAAACATCGCCGCCCGGAGCGGATCCATGTCCTTAGTAAACGTCTCATAGTGGTTCATGTACCTTTCGAGGTTAGGCCACTTGGCACGCCACATCGGCATCAATAAATCGTGCGTCAACCCATTCGGCATAGGTAGATAGCCATCATACGCCTTGTGAATTGCACCGCTCTTGGTAGTGCCATTGTGTTCGTGATGGCAAAAGGCACCCTGGTGAATCACGACAGAGCCACCCTCAAGGAACGCCCTGAGGGCGAAGTCCATGTTCTCGTAGCACGCCTTCCAGCGTTCGTCGAAGTAGCCGATCTTCTCGAAAACGGTGCGAGGCCAGAATTGAATCGTCAACTCTTGCACTAGGTTCTGCAACAAGATGCCGTCTTCACGAGCACATGGAGCACGCTGGTGATCGAGCGATGAGTTGTCAGACACAGGACAGATCTGATAGATCTTGGGGTCAGCACGCAATGCGGCAATCAACGTGTCGTCCAGCCCAGGCGTGAACGTCACATCAGAGGTCACGAGAGACACGTATTGCCCGCGAGCCATATTGGCGAGCAGGTTGATACCACGACTAATACCCACATTGCTTTGCAACGTGACGGCATTGAAGCCATGTTTACGAGCCAAAGACCCCGTGAGATCGGGCTGACTAGCCTGATCGAACAAATACACTTCGCTCGTCAGATTCTTGCTACGATTGGTAGCAAGTGATTCAACTGCCGCAATGTACGCAGCGGTAGCAACCTCGTTGTTGTCGGGGTTGTAGTTGAGTACACCGTACGTCACGTCAATCATTTGATCAGCCTGATGATGGTGTCCGCCGCAGCCGCACCTGGGGTTTGAACGTATTCTACGCTCACGCGACAACCTAATGTGCCGAGGAAGGCCATGAATTTATCGTGAGCGTATGTGTTCCAAAAGTAGGTGCAGCCGTTCTCGTCAGGCTCAGACTCTTTGATCACGTCATGCGGCATATCAGCAAGATCAACAAAGAGTACGATGATCGCTTCCTTCGAGGCTACACGATAGACTTCTTTGATCGCCGCTTCATACCCTTCCCCTAAATGCTCAAGGATGTGACGTGCAATCACAACATCAAATGAGGCGTCTTGAAATGGAAGAGATTGGATGTATCCTTCTTCGAGCTTGATCTCGTCGCCGTACAAAGCCTTGGCGTGAGACAACATCTTCTTGGTGCGATCCACTCCGGTGTACTGACAATCTAGACCACGCCCCTTGAATACTTCCCAGTTGACACATGTGCCGCAGGCTACGTCAAGAACGGTGGGCTTGACGTGCTCGAACAAAAGAGAGGCTAGGCGATGACGACCGTGATTGTTCGTACCCGTATTGTGATTACGGAGAAAGGACGCCACATGGTCTGGCGTAAAGAAGTCGTGATTGTCTTTGCGTGTAGCGTAGTTCATTTTGAGCACACAACGTACATTTCCAAATTGGCTCTGTCAACGACGGCGACCGGCGGGCCATCCAAGAAGGTGATGTTGGTGAAGCCACAGAGCGTCAAGAGTCTGTGCATGGTCTTCTTATCGAATAGGCATTGATGCTGCCCATTGGAAACAACCCAGTCCGAATAGCTGGCGAAGGGAGTATTGACCGAGGATTCTGCTCTTGCCCACTGAGGAAAGTGGTAGTAGAGCCAAACGATCTTCTCAAAGTCTGGCACCTTGATCTCTAGCTTGCCGCCCGGACGCAGGATGCGTCGCCATTCGCCAAGTGCCGCCATAGCAGTTTTTGGATTGAGCGGATTGGATAGGTGTGGTTCGTATTCGCCCGCACGAAAGTGTTCGAGGATGTGAAACGCCAGAATGACATCGACGGAATCATCTTGAAATGGCAATGCCGATACGTCAGCCTTGAGGTCGGCAGACGGATGATCAAAGTCTACGTTGATGAAGCCCTCAAGGTTGTCACCGTGGGACGCCAGATTCAACTTGATCATAGCAGGCCCACTTCCTGGAAGATGTGCTGAAAACGGTGATGCCACTGGTGCTCCGCCAACATGCGTTCGTGTCCAGCGTTAGCAATAGCCTCACGCTCGTCGGCGTGCTCCAAATAATACTTGGTCTTTTCGATCAAGTCTTGAACGCTGTTGACAATGACGATCTCTTTGCCGGGCACGAAATACGTTTCAAGATCGTCGGCTGGCGTGCTGATCTGAAAGCCGCCGCACTGAGGGATCTCGAAGTGTCTGCCCTTGATCTGAGGCATTGTGCCATGGTGCCATGGATTCGAAAGGTTCAGATTGACACGCGAGCAATTGAATACACGAATAATGTCTTCGAAGTTCTGACGATAGCCGTGCCAATTAGCATAGCCGTCCCAGTAGTTGCCAAACAGATCAAGCTTGATGCCCGCAGCCATCATCGCGTCCACGATCTCGCTGCGAAGGAACTTGCCATTCGGCATCTGACCATGCTTCTGTCCAACGAACGTGGTATCGTACTCGTACAAAGCTTCGTACGCCTTATAGGCGGGAGAACCAGCCCACTGCGACTTGATCACTTTCATGCCATTCCGTTGATACTCTGGAATGGTTGCCGAGTGAGTTGTCACAAAATGCGTGACACGATCTCTGCGAGGGAAGACCCAATTCTTGAATCGCCAGCTAGAGTCGCAGTCCCATTGAATGACCGGAATGTCTCGCTTGATCGCAAGCTTGGCAACGTCTTCTGGTAGATCCAACGACTCGTTGAATGCAACATGGAATACGGCATCAATGTGATTGTTGAGTAGGCCCAACTTATCGTTGGGATGTAGCACGCTCTCTTCGCCATTGATCTCGCAACGATCAGGCATGTCTGGCCAATAAAAATCAGCCTGCAACGTGCCACGCTTCATGCAGTCACGAATACCGGCTTCGATATTCATGTGTTCATATGAGAAGCCCTCTTCACGCTTCCCATAATTGAACTTCAAGCCTACGTACAGAACCTTCATACTTCGCCGCGTGTTACGCTTGTCCCCATCGAGTAAATGTAAAGACGTTCACGAATCTTATGGAAGGTGAAGCCACCTTCAATGGCACGCTTCCAAAGATCCCAGTCTTCTCGACCCAGGAGCGAACGATCAGTGCGGTAGCCACCTAGCGAATTGATTGCGAGCTTCCTGATCAACGCTGAGCCGTGACACACTACATTCTCGCGTCCAATAGCCGCTGCAATCTGGGCGTGCGTTTCATATTGACCAACCTTGAAACAGTTAGGCAATAGCACGCCCCCAGTTCTGTCCCATGCTTCCGTAAAGCAGAAATCCACACCTGGATTCTCTAGTAGAAAGTTGCGTTGCCATTCAAGCTTGCAGTCCATCCACTGATCGTCGGCGTCAAGATAGGCGATCCAATCGCCAGAGCAGTGAGCTAGTCCAAAGTTCTTGGCCATTGCCAAGCCCTGCTTGTGTGGACGTTCGTGAATTTTGAGATTCAAGATGTCCTTGTACGGCTCTGCTGTCCATTTCGTGCCTTCGTGGCATTGGTCAAGAACTAGAACAGTCTCAAAGTTCGGATACGTCTGTCGAGTCAAAGACTCAAGAGCTTCTTGCAGGAGCACATCATGCTCGTGATCGACGCTGTGACAGCAGATCAAAACACTGACCGAATCAGACTCTTTCATGTGGAAACAGCTTTTCTAGAATGGTAGCACAACGGTGCCTATACATATGATCACGCAAAACTGCGTCTTGTCCAGCACTATCTGGAAGAATGTTGTCGTCGTATAAATGACGACAAATAGAGACTAGCTCGTCCTGCGAGCCATACTCAATACACGGTAATCCAAGCGACTTGACTCCATCGTCTTTGGGGGTAATGAGACATGATCCAGCAGCAAGAGCTTCAAAAGGTCTCATGGGGATTAGACCGGCACCACCGCCCGCGATGTCGTTGATGGTGTAACGCGAACCGGCGAGATAGCTGATGAACTCCTCGCGAAAAATGCCGCTCTTTAGCTCTACATTGGCGAACGACAGTCGAGCCGCTAGTGCTTGACGATCGGGTCTATCGGAGCCGACAAAGCCAAAGGCCCTATACTTGTTGTGGTCGGCTGGACGTACATGCAATGGATCTGCGGCATACGGCAGATACACCGTGTTGAGGTTGTCGTACAGCATGACGCTGTTGGCCATGAAGTTGACATCAAACTCAAACAGGCGAAGGATGGCCAGCCAGTTCTGAGGATACAGGGCGGCGTCAAAGAACCAGCTTGCTCGCTTGCGGGATCGTAGATTAGCTAGCTCAGTATAGACTGGATCGCCGTCTCCGCATTCCATAAAAAGAAATAGATCCCAATCTTCTGCCAGCACGCTACGATCTTCCAAACGTTTTGGTGTTTGATAGTAGTTGCCGTACGGAGTCACGTCGTGCCCGAGTTCTCGAAACGCACGCACGACGCAATCGCCGGTCGCCCAGCCGGGCGACTGTGGAATGCCACGGTAACTAACTAAGATCTTCATCGCGGCCCAGGTACTTTTCCTTGAACAGCTTCTCGTATGTGTCCACGGCCTTCTGGTGGCCAAGGTGATAGAACAGGATGCACAAGAAGCCACGCTTTAGGAGTGCGATGCCTTCGGCTTCGTAGTTCAAGCCTAGCTGATTGGCTAGAACGTGCGTTGCCCTCGCAAAGTGCTTCTCGACGCCCATGCCACCTTCAATGATCCCAAGGTTCTCATAGTAGTGCGTCGAGGTCTTGGCAAGGGCTGCGTAACGCTTTGCACCGAATTCACGCTCCTCTGGAGTGAGGCCATGCCAGTCGCCGAAGATACCATCGTCCGGCGTGAACTTCTGATACTTGTATTGCTCGCTTTCAAGCAATCCAGATACAGCTACCATCGCCTTCTCAGCACGTTCTTTGTCATCGCAGAGCCATGTGATCTCTACGTATGGCTCGAAAAACCACCACGCCTCTTCAATGCCGTGTGTACGTAGAATGTCAAGAACAGCTTTGATGATCGGCCAATAGCCACGACACGCAGCAAAGTTGCTGTGATAGTCGATCTGCTCGCCGCCAAAAGTCACTCGATAGTTTTGCATCAGTGATCGTGTGCCTTGTGAGCTTCAAAGATAGAGTCGCCCGACTTGCAGCTATCGCTGTGTGGCTGTCCAACGGGAGAGCAGGCACACAATGTGATGCCACCAAAATCTGTGCTCCCTGGTGCAACGCCATATGTGATGATGGTGTCGCCAGGATACACTGGTCCGCCAATACCCGGCCACGTTGGCGTGTTGGGGATCCACGGCACAATCGGCGTAGCCGGTACTGTGACGGGTGGATTCAAATTGAACTTGAAGTATGGCAACTCTAAAATGAGTGCCATCAGTTCCTTGGTCTGATTGTCATTCAATCCCAGTTCCTTGGCAAGTGCCAAGCCACGTTCACACTTCTCGATAATTGTCATAGTCTTCCTTCTCCATGGGGTGAGTTTTCCTTTACACCATTAGGTGTAACTTCAATGAACTCGGCATTGCGTTGCAACGCCGCGATGTCCTTTGCTCCACAGTACGTCATGCCAGAACGAATACCGCCAACGAGATCGTTGATCACATTGGCTACAGGTCCACGGCACTTGACTTCAATCTGTACGCCTTCGGCTGCCTTCCAATCTGCCATGGCTCCCATGAAGTCTTCTTGAGCTTCCTTAGAGGCCATGCCACGGAACGTCTTGAAACGATGTACTTCTTGAATTAGCACAAGTGTACCGTCCGCTGGTCCAGTTGTGTACGAACGTTCGATTATCTTGCCAGGGGTCTCGTCCGTTCCAGCGAGCATGCCACCAAGCATAACGACATGGGCACCAGCGGCCAATGCCTTGACCGCATCACCTGGAGTACGAATACCGCCATCGGCAATGATGAGGCGATCAACCTTGGCACAGTCCATGATCGCTGTCAACTGCGGTACGCCACAACCAGTCTTGATTCGCGTCGTGCAAACTGATCCTGGTCCAATACCCACCTTGATAGCATCCGCTCCGCACGACGCAAGATAATCAGCCCCAGCGTGTGTCGCAACATTGCCACCAATCACGAAGATATCATTGTGGATCCGCTTGAGTGACTTGATGAACTTGCCAATGGCTTTTGTGTGACCATGAGCTACGTCTACACAGAAGTAACGAGCACCAGCATCATACAGGGCTTCAAAGCGTGTGAACTCTTCATTGACGCCAAGTGAATTGACAGCCGCTCCGCCACCGTTGCCCGTACCAAGCTGGCGGAAGATTTGAACGTTCTCGTCAATGGTACAGAATCTATGCAGTACCCCCAGTCCACCCAAGTAGCACATCTTGCCTGCCATTTGGAGACCAGTGATCGTGTCCATGTTTGACGAGAGCACAGGCACTCTTAGATTGAGTCCGCCAAACTTCATGGAGGTATCTACGTCACGACGCGATGGTATGTCGTTGTAACGTGGGACGAGCAGAACGTCGTCAAATGAATAACCCTTACGAATCATTGTATACCTTGTCTATGCAAAATCGTGTCAGTGCTTGATGTTGATCTGACATCTTATTGTCTATCGGGATCAATAGATTGATCAGTCGCTCTCGTGAATAGTTTTTGCTTTTACGTGCCGCCTTGATAAAACCATATACATCAAAGGCCAGCTTGTGTTCTTGTAGTAGCTCTTGAACGAGATCTAATGGCATACCTTTAGAATCGATCAACTTAAAAATGTGTTCGCCTGCAATGACCGGACGCTGCTCTTTAGTCACAGCGTCCTGTCCATAGCCAGCTAAAACATCAGTGTCCATTGATGCAGCAGTCGTCAGTACAGTCGTTGTACGAGTCCATAGCGTCCTGCACATCATCAGCCAAATCCTCTTCGATATACCCCTTTCGCAAATCGAATAGATCTTGATTAGCGTCTTGTTGTTGTAGCATCGTTCTATAACAATTGACACCATCTTGAGGCGTTTGTGCTACAGCCATACAGGCTTCATATCCAGCTTGAATGGCAGCTTCCCAAGAATTCCATTCCGCCTCTGCGGCGGCGTATGACGCACACGCCGCATCATATGCCAACATCATTTCCGTCTGCCACAGATCAGCACATGCCGCCGCACAATTGATATCGATCGTGCTTGTGCTAGGGCAGTTAGGTTGAGGGATAGGATAGAAGTCGTCAGGACTAGTTCCACAATATGGATTGCTACTCTGAGGAGCGGCAAACAAAGACAAAATAAACAGTGCGATAATCTTCATAGTAATCCTTCTGGTAGATGTTCAAGACGCATAGGTTCCCCGCGTCCCTTAAGGGCCTTCATAAGCATTGTCTGATGTTCGGCAATAGTAATATCATTCTCGTCAAATACTTGTCCAACAAACTCTAGCCCGCTACGCATACTAGGGAAGGGCATTGTATCTGGCTCTACTGCACAGAACTGTGCATGAATCATTGCGTTGTGACGAGCAATTGGATAAACACTGGTACGTAAAAAGTCCTGGTCAGTCTGATAACGGTCTTCGGCATTCCATGCTGAAATCCAATCCGTCATTGCGGGGCAGCCTTTGACCCCCCACATGCCACCTAACATCAGGGCACCATGCCACGGGTGATCCCGCATAATGTGCCACGCCTTTGACGAAGCTAACCACTCGTCAACTGCCGCTTTCTCTCTCTTCGAGAGACGAGAGTCGCAGTCTCGTGAAATCATTACTTCGCAGTCAGGATCGGAAGCGGCTTGAAAACGATCGAACATCATTTTCCAACCATCACGCATTGGTGCTATTACCAATTGAATTCTACGACTGGGAGTCGTATGCATGATTGCAGGGAATCCAAGATCGTATGATGAGGCTGTAGTAGTTGATGTATCGTCACCATCAACACTATACAACGTCCTCAACACGTCAATCGGAGTAGTCAGTGCGGAACAATAAAACCGACAAGTCCAATCAGGATACAAATCGCGTGCGATCTGAGCGTTCTTGATGGCACCAATATTGTATTTGGGATTATCGCCCCATAGACAAAAGCTGATGATCTTCATTTGTTGGCAAGTGTCCAATCATAGATCTGAACAAGCTGGCTCGTAACCGTACTAGCCTCAAAGTATCGCATAGCACGTCGTCTAGCCTCTCGACTAAAATGTGCTCGAAGACGCACGCGAGCGGTCTCATCTTCATTCATCATTTCAGGATTCTCAATAAGCTGCATGAGGATGTCACGATATGCTTCGTGGTGTCCTACTGGCACAACGAATCCACTCTCCGCAAGAATCTCAGATTGTCCATTGAAGATCATGCTTTCATGTGAGACAACAGGTAGGCCATGCATCATGGCTTCCTGAATGTTGCATGGGCAGCATTCACCATCATGACGAGCATGGGCATAAATGTCAAGTCCCATGTAGAATTTTGATAGCTCGCTATCGTTAACGATCGGACCTGAAAAGCGAACGTTCTGAATCCCTAATTTGCGAACCGTGTCGTGCCATCCCTGACATGGGTTAACTACGAGATAGTAAGCATTAGGATAGGCGTCTTCTACTTCCTTGAATGCTCTCAGAGAGATAGGATCGAAGTTGTCCGCTCTACCTACACGTCCAAGTAAAACCGCGTTCGGAGGTAGCTTGAAAGTAGAAAGAAGGTGTTCACGGCACGCCTCTTTGTTTTCTGGCGTCATTTCCAGGACGGGCACTTCAATAGGGTTGTACAGCACTGGCCCCTTGGGACCTCCCGCTCGCAGGGCGGTATTCAGGATGTACTGCGAAATATAGACGTTAAGGTCGATCTGCGGCTCAGGTGCGTTATCCTTAAAGCCGAAGATGTTAGTCTCAATCCATTTGGCCTTGGGTGCCATCCAACGAAAACACGGCCATTCGGTATAGCCGCTTCTGTGGACGTGCATAATCTGTGGATCGATCTGCTTTAAAACGTCGTAGAGGTTGTCTGACTCCGGCAGGAAGGGAGGCTGCTGTCCCTTCTTTCCAGGCGTCCACTGATAGGGAATTACGTGGTCTTCGCCAAGCCAAGACTTGACGATATCTAGGCGGTTGTTAGCAAGGTCGCCCTCACGATAAACTATAAAGGGCTCGTACTTTTCGCTCTGTGCCAGATGCTTACAAAAGAGTTGGGCTGTGCGATCTGTGCCGCTAAAGCCAACAGTCTTGGAATGGTGAACTACGCGGATCTTACTCATGATACAATTTCTCTATAGATACGTTCTAGCTTCTGCATACAAACGCCCACTTCGTACTCTGCTTCCGCCTTACGTCTACCATTCTCGCCCATCTTCAATCTCAATGGTTCACAATCGATCAAAGTTTTTAATTCCATTGCATATACAGCCGGGTTATTTTCAACAACAAATCCTGTTTTGTCACTATCAACAAGTTCCGTCTGTGATTGAAACACACCCATGCCAGGAACGCTTGGTGTAGCGATATGAGTAATCACAGGCTTACCATGAATCATAGCTTCGGCAATGTTAACGCCAAACGTTTCGCCATCCGCTCGTGCATGCGTATAGATGTCAACGCTATTATAGAACGTACTCAAAACAAGTGGGCTTGTCGTTGGTTCGATAACATAAAACGGAATGTCATGACGTGCCAGATCATCGATCATGTTGGAGGGAGGAGCCACTACCAAGAATCGGATGTCATATCCCTGCATGCGTAGCAGTCGCACCGCGTCTACACTCACTGCATTATAGATACCATTATCGGGACGACCGCAACGCCCCACAACAATCGCTCCATCAGCCTTCCATCTTTTTGCGATTTCAAGCTCATCATTCGTACACGGCATCTCAACGGGATTGTTAACGAAATCAAAGCGATCGGGCTTAAAACCTAGCTTCTTAACGGTACTGTTCATAAGCCAATTACTCATGAACAATGACTTGCTAATCTTGGGGTTGGCGTCGTAGAAGCCAAACACATTAGTCTCTACGAAGTGCGGCACCTTCACATGGAACCCAGGACTTGGGAACTCATGGTAGCCACTTCTGTAAACGTGTACAATATCAGGCTTGATGTTGTCAACGACGTGCTGCAAGTCATGTGAATACGGCTTCCCCTGTGGGCCATCAAGATATGAATTAATCTTGAAAAGCCGTCCGCCACAAACCTGACTTGATTTCCAGAATTCGTCTAAGCGAGGATGACAGCCAGTTTCTTCAAACACAACTGCCACTTCAAAGTCCTTACTAGCATGTTCGAAGAATAGCTGACAAGTCTTCTCGGTGCCACCCAAGCCAAGGTGACGGAGGTAGTGTAAAACCTTGATCATTGTACTTTGTCAAAATACTCTTTACGCTTTTCAAGCGGCAGAGCATTGAAAATGTCGGAGGGATTATTACACAGCAAACAATCTTCAAGGAATAAAGTATACGCCTTTTCGTTCTTGAGTGCTTGACGTACTAAATCCATCTTTCCGAGTTGACGTTCAAGTTCTGTATTGCGTTGCTTAGCAGCATGAGCCTGTGCTCCCACCCATGAACCCACAAAAGTAGGATGTTCAAGAGTGTTAATGTCAGTACGCAGTTTATCATTAGTCGCTTTGACGTTTTTAAGATCAACTTCAAGCCTAATGATTGTGCGTTCTAATCCTTTGATTGTGACATTCAGATCAATACTCTCAGACACCAAACGAGTATGATCGGCTTGCAGGCGTCTGGCGACTAGCTTATACCACAAATTAGCGAATGACATAGTTCGGCGTCTCTTCTGGAAAATCGTCTTGTATGTAACCAACATCAACCCACTTCTTGTCTAGCACGCTGTATAGACCAATCAAGCCACACAACTTACACACACGCTCACAATCCATCTGTACAAGGGTACTGTAATCCTTACCCATCAGCGTGGTGTAATCATGCTTACAAGACTTTAGTCTTTCCATTTCTTACCAGCCTGCATAGTAGCAATCCATTCATCGCGTGGTGGACGCCTGCCAAAGTCAACAAACTCTATCGCATGCTTCAAGTGCCCATTGAAATTGTGACCGAAGAACTCTGAAATGGCCGAGTAAGTTTCGTAATTGTTGGCCGATTTGTTGCTATTCTCGATCGAGCCCGGCCTTTGAGTATAAATCGTCAGCACTTGAGGTATCACATATCCGTGGTATCCCAAGGACATGAAGTACAGCCACAGCCAGTAATCAAACGCCGATCGGTATTGTTCAGACCTCTTGAACATCAGATCCCAATCTAGCGTCTTCTTGAAGGCTGCATCATTACGCCAACAAACTTGAGGACCCGCCCAGCATTCCCTACTCATAAGCTCGAAATCAAATGGAGGTTTGATTCCGCCACCAAGCATCTTGCCATTCTCGTCAATGACTTGAATGCCAGCGTAACAAAATCCAATCTTGCGACCAGCATGCATACCACTAGTCGCATAGGTCATATTCTTGTGAAATGCTGCTGTGGTAGTGGGGGCATGATAGTCGTCAGTGTTACTATTGATAACAAAGTCACCAGTAGCACATTGCCAAGCACGTAACCACGAAGTACCATACCACTCTCGTTTTGGCCAATATAGATACTTGACACGAGAATCAATATCAGCCCACTTACGACCAATCATATCGTCTGTGCCCGGCGAATCGGGATTCATCACAACGATTTCGAAGTCTTGATCCGTTTGCTTTTCAAGTAAGTCGGCAATGTGTCGGTCAAGATAATGACCAGCATCATAAGTCGAAACAAGATACGATAGCTTAGGCATCAATCTTACTCAGGAGAGGAACAGAAGTCTCAAAGTAACGTCTACGATCTTCGGCACTCAATTGATTGAAGTCATTAATGCTGCCTTTTGGAACATCGCGAACGTATGCCATATACGCCCTCGCCAATTTTTCATCTCCGGTGCGAGCCCGAACAAGTGCTCGTGCTCGTATTTCATCTTCAGTATCACTACATAGAATACTACTTACCTGCAAAAAAGGACTTTCAGCGGGTAGCAATTCATGTTTAACTAGAGCACCATTCGATGTATCAAGAAGCTTGACACCAAATTGAACAAAGGATCTACCTAACCAATTGCGAATTTTCATGATAATACCATTTCAGCAAGAGCCAACATGAGCCCAGGATTCACCAAGACCAGTCAGTCCAGCACTTTGTTGTTGCCTCATTGAATCTTGAACGGCTAACATGGCGATAGGAATATCCAGAGTCATACCATTGTGGTAATGATTCATATGTGGCTGAGACTGACGAGTCATACACAGCCAAATATTACCATACTCTTCGCCAGCAAGTACCTTGGCGTAAAAAGGATCGTCACGCCAATTACCAATAACCTTACCATGAGGCGGCAAGGCAGCCGTTATGTTTTGAAGTACGGCCGGATGCTGACCATCAAATTCCAGCACAGGTTCCGTATCAGCAAACCAATCCTTGACCTTTTGGTCAAACTTCTTATTAGCGGCACCGTGTGCCGCGAGTTCCTTCTCGTAGTATTCCTGCTTGGCCTTCATAATCTCGTCCATATTACCACGAGCATAGCCATAGTGGAAGATAAAGAAGTCATTCAGCATGACCCTACGATGCTGATAGTGTGGCGAGAAGTAGGTGCAATGCCCCACAGGGTCAGTAACAACCGGGTGACTGTTGTACTTCATGCCACGAACGTACTTGAAAATACGTTGGTGTTGTGGCTGCCATTCCGGCCCAGGTTTGGCAACGTGCAAGTAGTCGCCATAGAAGTGTAAGAAGTTCGGCACAAATTCGCAGGCATGAGGATTCAGTTCAATAGCCTGACGAAGACGGACTATATCCTGTGGACGATAAAATTCATCCGCGTCGTTAATGAGCATCCAATCGCCTGGAATAGACATGTCCAGGAATGTCTGCTTCATCTCTTCCAAGTTCTTCCAGTGTTTGTTGATTGAAATTACAACAACCTTCTTCTTGGGATCGTGATTGGCCTTGAAATCCGCCAGCACTTCGCGTGTCTTGTCAATAGAATGTCCATCTGGAGTTGAACGTGGATTGTTCGCGACCGCCCCTTCGATAACAATGATACGATCTACCTGATCATAGATCGAACTAAGAACCAGGGGGGCAAAGTATTCTTCATTCAACATCTGAATGCACTGCACCAATCGCGGCTTGCGATTCACACGCTCCGAGATCGATTTCATCTGAGGCTCATAGTACATCTGATTCATTTCTTACACTCCACAACCTGAATAGTCTCAATGCCACGCTGCTCGTATGGCCATGATGCCGCAACATAATGCCCAACAGGAGTGCCATCCGGCTCACAGAGAATGAAGGATTCGTTGACTGCAATCTGCGAGAAGTCAATCTTCTCATACTTACTTGAACGTTTCACGTAAGCAAATCTTCTATCACTCTCCATCATTCTTCTCCCGTAACTTTCTGCCAGCAGCACGTTGTTTGGCACTGACACTATCATCAATCATTTCATCGTATTGTTCAGCAGTAGGAATGCCAGCAGGTCTAACACCCTTCTTGCCGCCCGGTCGAAATTGCCATAATGGACACGAATAAGAAGCACACGCTACTACATCCGCACGGCAACCACCCATACAAGAAAGACAAAACAACTGAATGGCCGCAGTGCGGCTACCAGCATAGTCGGCCTTTTTGCCAAGTTGCGGGCGTGAAACCCGCATCTCGTTCTCAAGACGCGGCTTGAGGTTGTACTTCGCTATTCTCTTTGAAGGTTTCATCGAAGACTATTGTCCCTGTTTGTTTCCATACTTTGAGCATGGCATGAAGTTGGCCTGTAATGATTGGTGAGATACGTCTATAGTCATGCTTCTGTCCAACGATCCTAGCATTCTGACGGCGGATCAATACTGATTCCCACTGTTCTTTGTGTTGATCATCCAGAACTCCCTCCGCATTACCCTTACGAAGCAAGTGGAAGTTTCTCATCACAAGAGCCATTTCAGGAACGCATGGCTCGAAACACTGTTCAACACCAGTGTAGAGTCCAGGATCACTGTGAGGCGTATCAAAGAAGTATGTTGCCATACCACCATAGATCAATGCATTATCACGAGTCACAAAATCTGCCATACCGCCAGCAGAGTTAGTGATAACAGTTTTGCCGTGTCCTAGTGCATCGAACACGGGAATGCCCCAGCCCTCTGCACGCGAAGAACATACATAAGCATCACCGCGAGCATGAAGACCATTAATCTCATCATCCGTCATGGTAAAGACAAGAGGCAAGACCGGCGGAAATCTATCTGCCGGAATGCGACAACGCTGACGGATGTTCTGAATATACTGCTTCACCTGATCCAACTCATTAGTACGGTTGGACATTTGAATGTACGTTTTAAGGACGAGCAAGACTTCATCAGGACGATCCCAGAAGCCTGCATGATATGCTCTTAGTAAAGCATCAATGCCCTTCTTGTTACTCAACTGACAGATGTTGTAAAAGACCGTACGACTACCTGCATGTTCAAGCTTGTATGGCTCGTAATCTCTATCATAAATGTCTTGATCGCACGGCAGGCCACAGACAATGATAGGTTTCACAACTCCTGAATTCAGCATCGCCTCAGCATTAGACTTCGATGGCACCATCAAAAAGTCAAATTCATTGGCCTTGGCGACCCACGAAACCTGCATGTGACCGCTTTCTAGAAAAGTATACAAGCCATTGAGTATACCAGGAATAGGTACGGCCTCAACGTTGCACGTTGTCATTTGGATAGCCATATCGACGCCTTGCAGATCACGCTGCAATGCCTCGGACAACCATTGCTCAGGCACAAAATTCTGACCAGCGTCTAGCTGATCATACTTCAAAGCACGAGCAGTCACTTCAATATTCTGATCTTGCAATAGAGTACGCAAGACGATACGAGAAGCGTGAGCGAACCCACTGAAATCTAGCAGCGGTCCCGTGAATAGCAATTTCATACAAACTCCTGAGTCTTCTTAGCGGCACGCATATTCACCTTGCCACCCATTTCCAAACGCACCTGATCACGTAGCTTGCTAACACTTGACTGTTGATTACCAATAGCAACAAACTGCTGCATCAATTGATCGCGAGTGACACCCTGTTGTAGATGCGAAATCCACATCTTGGCACCATCAGTATCAACCGCAGGATATTTAAGCACATTCAAGTATAGCCAGTGAACGTATAGTTCGTCAGTCAAATTGGCTGGCACTGGCATAGAAGTAATCTCGTCAAGCGGAGCAATAGGACTATCCCAAGTTTCGGAACGGTCTAGAATCTTGACGTTATCTAGGACATACTCCCATTGATGCCAAAGCTTTTCCCAGTCATAATTCTCTTCAACACACTCGCGAGCTTCCTTGCCCATTCTGGCTAGCTTCTCAGGATCATTAATCATGTTACGCATCTTGAGAGCTAGATCAGCGATGCTCGGCAACGCTCTCTTGCAAGAAGTTTCAGGCTCATAGTAATAACGATCTACTTCGATTACTTCGCCGCCCTTATGGCAAGTGTAGTTACCTTCATTAATTCCAGATTCCTCGAAATGGGAATAGTTGGGGTATCTACCCTTCTCACGCATTGCCGTATAGTCTACAACGAGCGACGGGACACCGCACGCCTTGGCTTCCTGTATCGGCATGCCGTCGCCTTCACAGATGGAGCATTGCACATATACGTCCATTAGGTTGTACAACTTGGCCAAGTCAGTACGCCCGAATCCAACACTTGTGTTCGGCGGCGAAGCTTCCGTTTTGCCACAATAGTTGCACGGCATCTTGATGCGACCGTCTTGAACGGGACGGCCCCAAAGATTAGCCGCAAACGTTACCGACGTTTGCTGGCACGCATGACAGAACAGCGATTGTAGAACGTCGCCGCGAATACCCTTTTTGTGATTCGACATCCAGTCATAGCGTTCAAGACGGAAGATGTGGCGAGGATAGTCGTATGAATAAACGTTATCCGGCCAACACGAATGGATGAGCAGAGCGGCCTTATCGACTTGCGGTTCGCCCTTGTACTTGTTCTTCATGAACGCAAAAGCGTCAATCAAATCGGGATATAGCTTGCGACTCTGGTTACGCATAACCGTCCCGATAATCGGGATGTCGGCAGACAAATTCCAGTGTTCACGAGCTAGCTTCTTGTCGGTGGGCTTGAAAGCCTCGATATCCACACCGGGTCTCATGGCCTTGGGGAAGATACGCACGCTTCGCTTGCCATTGGGAGAAATACCCGATTGACGACGGAGCGTAGCAATGCCATAGTCAGAATATGCAAGAACCATATTAGCGTTCTCGTACGTCTGCATCCACTCTTCTTGCTGTGGCTCGGCATCTACAGTGGGCATCACAATCCACTTGTACCATTGACGGAAGATATTGCGTTCTTGGAACTCAAGCATCCACCAGTCACGAATGTCAATCACAATATCAGGCTTGAAATCGGCACAAGCGTGAGCAAACTTGTATTCACCAAACTGATTCGTGTTCTGTCCGCGTGTACGAGGATGAGGATTAGGTTGTTGGAAAGCACGCTGCTCTTCCTCGTTGGTTGGCATCACGCCATAGAATCGCCAACGACCAGCAATGAACTCCTGCACTCGCGGATCATTCTGTGCGGCGTATGAGCCAAGTTCAGCAATTTCATATTTGCCGGTAGCCGCCAAACGCGGCAACAACTCTCGATAGTAAGTCGCGAAACCAGTGTTCAAAAAACTGGCTTCACCGACAAACAGAACTTTCTTTTTGTAACTCATGCTGCGTCCTCAAGGGCTCGCTTAATTCTAGTCTTGAGGCAGATTTCTTTTTTGGAAACCGCCTTCTTTGAAATGTGAAGAATGGCAGCAGTTTGTTCAACGGAGCAACCACCCAAAATACGTCTATCAAGAATGACGCGATCGACTTCATCCTTGACAACACTATCAAGCAATTCTTTGATAGTAATATCGTTCTCAAGACCTTCAACAGTCAAGTGTTCCGGAACCGGCGTATACAGTCTGCGATTGTAGGTAAGACGCAAGTCGCGTGCGTGCTCGGCATCAAAGTTACGACCATACTTTTCGGTCAATGCCGCCCCAATCTCCTCGTCACTTTTTCCCTTTTCATGCATCTTGGCAGCGAAGGAGGCTTGAGTGGTGGTTCTAACATCTACTGTGAACACACCGAGGAAACGAGCAGCCTCATTGAAGATGGCATTTCGAATCGAGTTTGCCACGAACGATTTGATGTTGCGACCAGAAGAGGGATCGTATGCTTTCACCGCTCTCAACACCGCCATATCACCCACTTGATATAGATCATTGATATCTAGTGTAGACGATGAGTGAAAGGCCCGCTTGGCTATGTAACGCACAAGAGGGTGGTACTGATCGAGTACTTGAGCAACGGCATCGTCTGGAATATCAACCATCATGTCTCGCTCTCCGGTCCATGATCTTGATGAATCCACTTGGTGAGACGCGAGTAACCTCTCGGTATTTATCGCTACCATTTTCGACATATTTTTCGTCATCCATGATTCCAACCACGTTGATTAAGCGACCCTTGAGGCCGTCCTCATCCTGACACTTACTCACGTAGTTTGCATATGCCCCTATCACCATCACTATACGATATATCGTTTTAGTGATCTTCTCTTCGTTACGCTGTATTGGAATGTTACAGGCTATCGTGAATACAGCCTTAACGATTCTCCCATCCTCTGATCTCGAAAAGGTCGCGTCGCTTGTGGCCCGTCCAAGCAGGTTGACCATTGCATAGTCAAACATATTATGTCACCAACCGACTAAAATGTCACTTCTTTTTTGGCTTTTGTGTAACTGCAATTCGCTTGAACCACAGCAGGGGTACAGAGAACGGGTAGAGTGGCTCCCAACCATCCTTAGCTCTAGCATTCAGGATTTCCTTGATGCGAGCACTAATGTCTTCTACCTTGACTAGTCCAAGCTCAACCAGTTTACGCTGATCATCATTTAGACCAATGTCTTGAAAGTCGTATTCGTACTTCATTTGGGTCTTTCTATTGTATCGGCAATGAGAGATCCTCGTTCGTCTACTTTGCCTCTAATGCGAATAACATTGCCAGTTTCCAAAAGTCCCTTAGAGATTGCGAACGTCTTAGGGAACACAACGATGTTGTCCATCTGATAGGTATTGTCTCTGGCAGTTAGGAATGCCATAGGATCACCCTTCTTCGTGACAATCTGTCGCACGCCATCAATACAGACGGCGATCTCAAAGCTCATACCAGAAGAAGAGTTCTTAACGAGATCAACACACTTGTGACGCGACTTGTAAACGTCGGCTTCACTACCACTCAGCGAGATGCCAATGTAAAACTGTTCCCATACAATGCGTTGTGATTTGCTATCAAACAACTCACCACTATCATAGTCCTGGATCAGTTCTTGGATGGTCGAACGACGACGAACATTAGGAATTGTCACGCCATATTTTGTTTTGATCTGTTCAGACTTATCATCGTCTGACAACGATCTCACAAAACGAACCCAGTCTGTCACATCAGGTTCAATCTGCATCAGTTTTTGAACCGTCTCGCGTTCCTTGTCTGTAAGACTGTCAATCAACTTCAAGCGTGCTACTCCACGTACACGATGTTCTTGAAGGTCGTCAAAGGCACCACCCTTGATGAGTGCCATCATAGTGGCACTAGTCACCTTACTCTTGGTCGTTGCCCACTTCCAAATGATCTCGTCAAATGTCTTGAGTCCTTTTGACAGCTTGATCATATCTGCAACAGCAGCAACACCTACACCCTTGAGGGCTGTAAGACCGAAAGCAATATGCTTGTCAGTCACGACATCAAAGTCTTTATTGGCATGCGTCACACGCGGAGGCGTCACTTCAATGTCAAACAGCTTGGCGTCATAGACGAGACCGCTCAGCTTCTCGGAGTCTCCATCAGAGTTAGTAAGCTTGGCACACAAAAACTCTGTAGTGTAATTAGCTTTCAGATAAGCGGTCTCATATGCCATCAAAGCGTAACCTACGCCGTGAGATTTATTGAAACCGTAGCCGGCAAACTTGTCAATATAGCTCCAAATAGCTAGAGCAATGTCGGGGTCAATGCCATTCCTACTACAGCCAGAAGTGAAGACCTCTTGCCACTTCTTCATTTCATCGGGCTTCTTCTTACCCATCGCCTTACGAACCTTGTCGGCGTCGATCAAAGACATGCCAGCAAGTACGCGACAAATCTCAATGACCTGTTCTTGATACAACAGACCAGAATACGTGTTCTTAAGAATGGGCTCCAAAGATGGGTGAATATAAGTTGGCTCAGCCCCATTCATCTTTACGTCACGATACTGCGTATGCATATCGCTTTCCATGGGACCGGGACGAATCAGAGACACCAAGTCAGAAAGCTGATCGATGTTCTCGGGTTTTAGATTCTTGCTCCATGTTCTACCAAGCTGTCTTTCGATTTGGAAGACGCCAACCGTGAAGCCATGACCAAGCATGGCGTATGTCACCGGATCGTCCAGCGGCATCGTCTCACGAGCAATCTCGATCTTGCGACGCTTACGCACCAAGTCCATCGTGACTTGAATATCATCAAGCGTATTCAAACCAAGAATGTCTAGCTTGAGTAGGTTGAGTCCATCGACAGTATTCATATCCCATCCGAAAATAGGATCGCCATCTTTGGATCGTGTCAGTGGATATGCACTCTCGTCAAACGGCACATCAGAGATTACAACTGCGGCAGCATGCAGGCCAGTGGACTTATAGCAGCCTTCGAGAGCACGAGCAATAGTAAACCAAGGCTTGTACTTTTCAGAGTACGCCTTTAGTTCCTTCACTGATTCAATAGCTTCATCTAGACTAATTGCAACGTGCTCATCGTTCTTAGCTGGCACTAACGCAGTAATCTTGTTGGCTTCATCGAACGGCATATTGTATACACGGAACACTTCCTTAAGTACGGCTCTCGCTTGCAGACCATTGAAGGTCACAAGCTGAGCAACGTTACCTGCACCGAAGCGATTACGAATGTACTCCAATACCTTCTGACGCTTCGAACGCGGTACGTCCGTGTCGATGTCAGGCAAGCCACCACGTCCCTTATTCAGGAAGCGTTCCCAAATCAAGCCATACTGTAGTGGATCAATATCGGTAATCCCGAGAGCGTAACTCACAAGGCTACCGCCAGCAGAACCACGACCACGCCCGAGGAGGATTTCCTTACTCCGCACCCACGAAACAACATCGTGAACGATGAGGAAGTAGTCAGAGAATCCCATCTCACGAATGTCCGTTAGTTCACGATCTAGACGGTCCTGATAATCTTGTGCTGACCCAGCAACCTTTGCGATGCGTGACAGTCCATCATTTGCAAGTTCAACCAAGTACTCATCCGAAGTCTTGCCATCAGGGATGAATGCATACTTGGGTAGGCGTCGCTTGTTTACGTCAATCGTCACATTGCAACGCTCAGCGATTTCATTGGTGACATCAAGTTCGGCCTCTTGTAGACCGGCAGCCAGTATTTGATCGCGAGACTTGATATAGTATTCTTCGTGTGAGAAGTCCGTATACGTCAGCTTGCCGCCGTATGGATTATCACTCATCGCCAACAACGTCTTGTGCGACTCAGCGTCATGCTGGTGAACATAGTGAACGTTGCCAGTAGCTACAGTACGCACACCATACTTGAGAGCCATAGAACGCAAGCGGGCATTGATCTGATCTTGCTGCACCAAGCCAGTCGCCTGCACTTCCAGAAAGAAGTGTGTTTGATCATAGATCTTCAAGAAGCGACGCACCATACCCTCGGCCTTGAAGATAGCTGCGGGCTCAACGTCCGTTCCATCTTCGGTTGGTTTATCGTATAGATGCTTAGCAATCACACCATCAAGACTTCCACCCGTCAGACAGATCACTCCCTCTTTGTACTTTTCAAGCAGCTTGAAATCAACACGAGGGCAGTAATAGTAGTTAGCCTCACTGTTTGCTTCTGAAACAATCCTCGCAATATTCTTCCAGCCAGCATCGGTTTCCGCAAGTAACACCAAGTGTGACACCTGACGTACCTTTTGAATGCGTAACTGCTCTGAGTCTTCACAGAAGAAGACATCGATACCTAGAATAGGCTTGATGCCCGCAGCTTTAGCTTGCTTGTAGAACTCAATCGCGTTGAATAGATTTGAGTAATCGGTTAGAGCAACGGCAGTTTGTCCAAGCTCTTTGACACGCTTAACGATGTCTTTGACATTCGCTGAGCCATAGAGCATGGACGCTTTGGAGTGAACGCTTAGGTGTGTGAAATTCATTCGACTAGTCTGTCTGGATTGACGGATGATTTGTTACGATATCCGTAATCTTTCTTTGTGGCCTTATTGACAGTCTTACCGGGCTGACGATCTTTAGAGATGTTACGCTGTCTTGGCATACGTGCCAGACGATCCTTGTTAGCCTTCTGAGAGCGGCTTTCGTTGTATCCGCCCTGTCCATCATAATTGCCCGTACGTACCGGCTCGATACCGTGACGATCCCATAAATCGCCAATACGCATTCTTGTTTTAATAGCGGGTGCAGAAGGATAGCTGAGCATGAAGTCGTCAATAGCGGTAAGCTTGCAATTACAAGGATTTCCATCCACTACATGATTACATACAATGTCACCTTCGTCAATCAGATTCGGCAACTCCGCGAGCGAGCCCTGTACGTTCACAAATTCATCGTGGCCGGGACCAAAACAAACGTTGATGTTGTTGCTAATAGGCGAGATTAAGGTCAGGTGACCCTTTTCGCAACGATACGCTTTAGCTGGATTGAAGACAGTGGCTCCATTGACAAGCGTAATCATGGAGTTCTCTGGTTTGCAATCAGGGCAAACCTTCTTCATCTTGGGAATGTCGGCATCAAGTTTTTGTTCCTGTGCTCGATTCATAACTAGCTCTGTAACGTGAGAGCGTTTCCAACAGATAACACGTACTACTGACTTTGCCATATCATTCCTTTTCGTCCCAAATGTCGTCAATCAAACCCCACGCCAAAGCTTGCTTAGCGTCGAAATAGGTATCCCCTGATTTCTTGCAAAGATCCAACCAGAATTTGGCAGGCTTCTGGCTATGTCTACCCATAAGCTCGCCCCATCTCACACCCATTTGCTTGTAATGCTTGAGATCTAATTCAAGCTCATCCATGCGTTTCACACCAAATTCTTCCCATGCTTCATGCACCATAAAGAATGTATTAGGTGTGGCCCATCGATATCCTTCTTCACCAGCAGCGACAAGCAATGGAGCCGCTGACATGCATTTGCCAATCGCTGTAGTATGAATCGGACTCTTAAGAGTGCGACATACATCATAGAGGGCAAACATGTCGTATTCAGAGCCACCAAAAGATCCTATGAATAGCTCAATAGGTTTGGTGTTTTCTGCTTCCATAAGATACAGCCCTTTGATCACGGCTCCAATGCTAGTAGAGTCAACATCATCAAACAAGAAAACCTTGCGATTGATAACGTCAACGCCATAGTCAAAGTAGGCGTCCACCCAGTCCTTTGAAATACGTGCCATCATGCTGCTTGGAACTTTCCCTTCCACTTGGAAGCACAGACTTCGGTATCACAAAGTGACTTGCACTTCCATGCTCCACGAGATGCGAAGTCATCATTGTTACGAACAATGCGTGTAATCCAGTCGGTATTCTGGATCTCATTGATCTTCTTAGCGGTCCACTTTTCTGTTGCCGCATCTTCATCGGCAGTAAAGGCAATAGTGATTGGCTCGCTAGTGAAATAATCAAACGTCAATATGACGTTCTTATACTTGTATCCCTTGCCATTCACATCATCGATAAACTCTTTGCGGCTAGCCATAGAGTAGATCTTGACTTGAATATCATCACGACATTGAGCATAATCTTGAGCCCAAGCACCGCTCTTGTAGTCAATGATATGAATCGTTTCAGGATCTTCCTCAATCACGAGGTCCATAATACCAATAATAGGAATGTTTGTTCCACTGATTGGTACTTCAAACGAATACTCAGTACCTATAGGGACGCCATTTGCATTACGCAACATCTTATCCCAAATGCCATTGCGGTATTTCTTGATGGTTGCCTCAAGCATACTGACTGATCCATCAAATAGATTCCGTGGACAGCCAGTGAGAGCGTCAAGTCTCTGTTTGGAAATACCACAAAGCTCACCCTGCTTGTAAGGGCAAGTATCGCAGTATGGTTTCTTGTCGTGGTAATCCTTAGTCTTGGCCCATACCAAAGGCGTCTCCATGATCTCAGGCTTGCCCTTACGATCTAGAGTAGATAGCTCACCAGCATAGCCTCGATAAAGACGACTCATCCAGTCGGGATCTTCACCATTGGCTAGATTCTCCAGAATGTCATGCAAAAGAGAACCATGAGCCGCACCCCAATTAGACCTGAGTTTAACATCGGGACAATGATAGGTAAGCCAGTATTTAAACTTACACATATCAAAAGTCTTGATACGTGATGGAGAACAGTTCTTAAGCTTTAGCATCCGATCCCCTTAAAAATGAGTTGAAGTTGTTCGATCGGAAGATCGCCGCAATCATGGGCGTCTGTCAGTTCAACCTTGTGGACGTGGAAAATGTCGCCCACAACTCGTTGAAGTCTCATGAGACCTTTATCGCCTGCATGATTTTCGTCGTCATCATATGCAACATATAGATCTGTTACACCGTACTTAACAAGTAGAGTTCGGTGGTTTGCACAGAAGGTTGTACCTAAAGTAGCAACCCAATTGTGGATGCCCGCCATCTCTAGCTTCATGCCGTCAAGCGGCCCTTCCACCACAATCATCTTTTTCTGCTGTCCCATGTATCGCTTTGCTCTATTGAGATTGAAGAGAAGGGAACTGATTAGAAGTTCGCCACGCTTGGGATAGAGATTAAAGTTGCGACCATGGATCCACTTGCGATACTCAATACCCTTCTCAGTGAAGTATTGCTCGGAATGGATGGTGCGGCCAGTATAGCCAACCAAGAAGCCATCATGATCCCGAATCGGAAATACAACACGATCGTTCATGAAGGTGCCAGGACGTTGCCATAGACCAGCTTGATAGTCACGCAAAACTTCCTTGCTGAATCCACGACGAATCAAGTACTCAGGATCCATCTGCAAGAAGCGGAGATTGTCTTCCTTGAGTGGTTCATGCGTGTGAAGGGCTGTGCCACGATACAAGTTCTCTGGCGGGGCGGTGTCTTGTGAAACATCAACACTTTTCTCTTGCAAGCGTTCGTGAATCCACTTAGCGGTAGCTGTAAAGTTGGTGCCAAGCACACTACTAACTAAACCAAAGATATCATTACCACGAGTCTCTTCACAATGGTGAGTCCAGCATACCCATTTGCCAATGTCTGGACGCCAACTAAACGCTGTCGTATTGTCACGGTCTCCACCGTGCTGCTGTGCCTTGCAGCATGATTGAATGAGCCCATCGCCACGATCAGTGTAACTGATCGCAAGCTTGTCGAGCAGATAGGTTATGTTGCGGTTGGCATGATTCCGCAACGCCTTCTTTTCATTATCACTCATCTTCATCGTCGTCGTCATTCTTTCGCTTTGCGGCGGCATTGCGACCCTTCTTGTATTCGTCTAGTCTCTTCTGTCTCTCTTCGTTGAAGTTGATTGTGCTTACACCGATTTCCTTGAAATCGCCACAACTCAAATCTGCATCAAAATTGATGTGACCAATCGGAGTACCCGCACCATAACGGGTAACAAATACTCGTATATAGTGCGAGCCACTGCCATCAAACGCTCTTTCATCATCGGACTTTCTTTTCAAGTAGCTTACTGAGGTTACGTTCTCACTGATACGCTTACCTCCAGCCACGCACCGAATGCCCTCATCAACCTCATTATTTGTTTGACCAAATGCCAAACAAGGAATGTTGTACTTCTTCATAGTATCGTGTAGCGTAGCTACATTGATACCGTGCATCTGCCATTCAGCAATGTTGCGATTAGACTTGAGATCTTCAATAGTCGCCAGCTTAATATAGTCATACACCACCAAGCATTGTGCATTCTTTGTCGTGCGATCTGGCTTGACATCTTTCAAGATCCAGCGACGTAGATGCGGAACGACGGCGGGTACGTCCATACCTGAAATGGATTGATATGTAATGGGTAAAGCCAAGACCCGCTCGCGTAACTCAGGATCACGAAGGCGGCGTCCACACTCCAAAATGTGGGAGATTTGTTGTTCATCTGTCACTCCATGAAACTTCAATTGTTCTGGTGTCATCTTCCAGAACCCAGTCTCAATGTACTGGAATGGTACACGAGCCATGAGAGCGACGAGACGAATCATCTGATCGTTCTTATTCAGTTCGCTATCACACAACAAAACCGGCAATCCCTTGCGAGCCGTATTCAAAGCTGCACGCAAAGCGAACTGAGACTTACCCGCCTTGGCCGTCGCAACTACAAAAGTCACAGAGCCGTTGCGGAATTGACCAACACGATCTTGCCATACCGGGAAGCCAAGATCGATACCAAGATTGCCAGGATCCGAAGCTAGCTCATCAATAAACTCCCAGATACCTTTGGTCAAAAGTACCGGAGCATTCTCGCCACGATCAAGCGTATTGACCTGACTAATGATTGCATCCTCGACCTTGCCAATCATGACAGATAGAGGATCGGATGTAGTAGTCAGATAATTGTTAGTCTCATCAAACGCACGCTTGTAATTCTCTTTTAGAGTTTGACGCTTGATTTCCAAAAAGAGTTCGGTGAGTTCATGCTCCTCAACCTTCTCCGTATACAACTCATCGATCCATTTGCCATCTTTAGTGACTGACAAATAGTTCTGATGCCCAAGTGCCTTAGCTTCGGCTACCAATTTGGACTTAGTAATATTGTTGGATTCCTTGTTCATCACAAGAGATCGCAACGCCTCAAAAGTTATCTTCGTAGCAGAATGCTGAAAGTCATTCTCGTCTAGATAATCTAGATAGTCAAACAGCTTCATTGGGCGTGTGATAACGCCCGCTAGGAAGACTTTTTCTGCTGCAATATTAGTCATTGTTCCGCTCGATACGATTGAATCAAATCTTTGAGTTGTTCGGTAGATAGTGTGTCGCGTACCTCAACTAGAATGATATCATTAATTATACACCATTCTTTCTTGCGTTGGTCACGCACCTGGGAACGCTCAAATCCACCTTTGTCACCATGGAAGAACTTATTGAATTTATCGTGTTGTATGCCATGAAACTCAAACGCAAGCGAATGATGCGGCATATAGAAATCAAGAACCAGTCGCTCTTCTGGTAATGGAAATTCTTCTAAGATCACAGCTTGCATGCCATAGATCGCACGTAGTGTCCGTCCTAGGTTGTATTGTCCTATAGACTTAGACTGAGATCTTGACCGCACCGGATATCGGCTAGGCAAGATCTCTAGTCTCACTTCTCGATTACTCAGCGTCTTGAACTTCATCGACAAACGTATCTACGACATCTTGGCGTCCAGCCTTTAACATCGTCTTTAGTTCTGAATCAAGTTTAGCTGTCAGAACTGGATCTAGCAACAACTTGCGTGATGCATTGAATTGTGTCATCCACGTACCGTCTAGTTCTGTAGCGTCCTTCTTGGCAAATTCGCCAGTGGTACGATCAAGCTTCGGAAGATAAACTTGCTTACCACCCTTACCACCCAAACGTAGAATACCAAAGTTACAACACTGCGTGACCAATTCTTGCTCACGGAAAATACCATTCTTGAAGAGAATGGGGAACACACCCTCGTTACCGTCTGGAGCAAACTTATTCTTGATGATAGTGTAGCGAATAATGACGCCAATACGCTCACCTTCCTTGAGTGTAATAAAGTCATCCTTGCGTGGCTTCTTCAACTGAATGCGTTGTGAAGCATAGAAACGCAACGCCTTGCCGCCCGGTGGTTCAGTTGGATCACCATACATCGTGATCTTATCACGAATCTGATTGATGAAAATGAGCGTCGTCTTGTTGGCCTCTGCCACGCCAACGAGTTTACGCATGGCATCCGACATCAACTTAGCTAGATTACCAACCTTGTTTTCTCCAATCTCGCCAGCCAAAACTGCTTCTGGTTGCGAAGCATCAATCGAATCAAGGATCGCAACACCGCCCGGCACAAGCTCGCAGAACTTACGCATGGCTTCAAGTGCTTGCTCGCCATTCGTAGCATTAACAATCCACAGCGGACAGTCAGAGTTCTTCTTACCAGCATTGGCTACAGCCAAATCAATCACGTCTCGCAAGGTGCGGATCGTACGCATAAGAGAAGGATTGAGGTTCTTCTCCATGTTGACGTAGAGCACGATCTTACCACGCTTGATAGCCTGTCCTGCTACTTCCAAGCTGAGGGTCGTCTTACAAGTACCTTCCGCTCCGTAGATCTCGATGATACGACCCTCTGGAAATGGAGTTGTCAGGTCATAGTCGAGACTATACGAACCACTATAGTTTGGATTCGGGTCTTCCATGAAAGCGGCAGACATAACACGAACGCCTTCCGCTTCATTGGCGACCTCTTGGCTAAAGAAACCGAATGACACCGGATCAGTGCTCTTTGGTTGATCTTCTACTTTTTCAATCTTGGACTTCGCCACGCTCTAGCTCCTTCAAAAATGTCAGGAATGACTTAGGTTTCTCTTGTTTGTACGATGCCTTTTCGAGTCCAGGCTTCATGATCTCGCGACGCTTATCGGAGTAGAGTCTACATACTTCTTGTAGATCATATCGTCTAAACAGTTTGCGTGCCACGACCGCCATCTTGGCGAACTCGGGAGGATTGATGTAATGAGGTTTGCACTTGAAAACGTAGAAAGCTAGCTGTTCGGCAGATAGACCAAACGATGGTCCCATTAGCTTTTTAAAGGCGGCAACCAACCTGCCCCACTCTTTGCCGTTATCGCCACGCCAAGGAAAGATGTCTGAGGCGAGATCTCGATTTAGCCACGTCATCTCTGCCAAAACATTGGCTGCGTCGTGCTCTACATCAGGCGTTGTGATGGACTTGTACTTCATACCGCATCGTTCACAATGCAGGCAAGATTGCCATCGACATACGGCTTTATTTCGTAGGAGATGTTACCGTGCTGATCCACCCAGGTAACGTGTATCTCGCGACCCTTCACGAGACCAATACCGCTCCAATTAAGCTGGCTAATAGGCCCAGCATTGAGTAACGCTCCAGCCTTCTTGGAATGCCAGTAGCCGTTAATCTGAGGGTTGCCAAGCTCATCCTTGTACGGCATCAAAATAACACGATGGCCGTACGCTTCAAGTCTCAAATTTGTGATTTTGAGCTTATGGGTCTGGATATACTCACTGAGACGAATCCAAGACGAGCGTTCACCCGGCGTCACGTCCTCGAAAACGGTTGTCCCGTCTGAGAGTGAGGCAATCCAGCGACTCGCTTTGGAGTCCTTGGAGGGGTTAGGAACAAAGGGATGCTTCGAACTAAAGGCTAATGTCATGTTTATCATATCCGCAGGTGATACCAGCACAGCGGTTGACATTTCATTATGACAAGACTGAAAGCAAGTGGCGGAAAAAACCGAAGGCGGCTTTTCGCCGCCCTCGTAAAGACTAATCAGGCCATTTTGGCCCGATAGATGGCCCGATTACAGGTACTCAAGCTGCATGTAATAGGCAAAGTTGATCTTGCGACCAGCACCCGTAGGGGTACCACTTACGATCAAGTGGAAGTCGTGAACGTGAGCAGTACCGTTCTGGGCATTCAACGCCAAGGCCGATCCCGTGCTATCGATGTTCTGCCATGAGGCGTTACCAGCAAAGCCTTGCGTGTCCGCAAGCTGAGCAGCCTTGATCAGAATACCAGCACTCACAAGATCCGCAACATTAGGAGCACCAGATCCAGCCGTCAGGTTAATAGCACTGAATGTCGCATTCTGTGTAATAACGGCCGTGTTGTTTGGCTCGGTAAAGCGGCACAGCAATGTACCAGACGCTTGAGGAATATTGGGCAAACCTGCTGTAAATGGTACGCCGGAAACACTAGCAGTACTAGCACCAGTAAACTTCACATTGATCATGGTACCAAAATCGGTACCGTTTTCATTGCAGCGGTGAGTACGATCTTGATACTGACCAACAATGACGGCACTATTCGGAGCACCGGCCGATCCAAAGAAGCCCATACGATTTGGGTTGTTTGTTGCTCCAGCTTCGAGATTAAAGATCTCAACATTAGGAGTAGCTCGTGTTGATGGAGTCCCACCCATGGCTCCAGAGCATGCAAAAAAACGAATTCCACTTGCCATTTTTATTCCTCTACGTGAGGGGAGACTATCTCGAAAGAGAACGTCCTGCCCGGCACAGCTATGGCGATTACCAACGCTTTATAGAATACACTAATAGTCCATATATAGGATGTGTCTTCGTCTAAATGGAGCTGGCAATCCAACTGTCATAACTGCAAATGATCTAATCTCCCAGTTAGTAGCAGTCTCTTCAATTCGCACCAGATAGATGTTTCCTTGACTACCACCACTAAATTGCCATCTAACTAATGCCCATACTCCAGGGGTAAGGTGCGTAGACGATGGTACATTAATGATGTGTAGAATTTCACCAAAGTTTGCAATACCTACGAATGGAGCACCATTGATGAATTTGCCTTCGTTAGGATCAATGTATCCTTCGCCAATTCCTGGAAGGGTGGCATCGCCACTAAACGGCTCTGTGCCTTCAGAAAGAATGTGGACGGGATAGATACCACTGCCAATAATATCGGGACCGCTCGTGCTAAATGTACCATTGTAGAAAAAATGTTGCCCATTGATGAAAACGCCACGAGCACCAAAAATACCGGATGGGAAATTGAACCCATACTTATTTATGTACTTGAAGTTGCCATCAAACTTCCACATATCGATTCCGACCTGACGGTCGTTGGAAACCCAAAATTCATCATTAATAGGGTCGTGCCAAATGTCTTCAATCTTAACTATACTACTTGTGCCAAACGGAAATTGATCTGGAATACCGAATGCGGCACCATCAGATGTAGACGTAATGGCTGTAACAAAATCCAAGTCATCATTGTACTTGGCTACAACTACTTGTCCAGAAACGGCAGTAATCGATCTTTGAAAATCGTTGTGACCACGATAAATATTGTCGGGCGACGCACGAATTAAAAATGCACTAGTGGCCCACGTCTTTGTTACTGTTGTGCCTGGAGTTGCCAGTACACAATCGAATGGTTCCATCTCAGCATAACGTACCCACATGTTTGTGAATGTCCATGGAGACATCATAGCTAATCCAGATGGACAGCCATTACCCGGCGTCACCGGCTCTATGATATTGTTCATGTCCAAAATC